GCCGCGGTGAACGGGCGGGCAAGAGTTGCCACTCGGGTCGACGGGTTGTAGGAAGCAATGACGCGCTCCTCCGTCACACCAAGAGTGGTGCCACCGGCATTGCTAAGAAGTCGGACAAACTGACCTGCATAGGCATTGTCACGGTAGTCAACAAGACCCAGGTCTGGGGTGTCGTCGAAAGTGAACAAGGTCTTGGTGGCATCAAGGGTGCCGTAGTTTGTGTAACTGCAGTAGTGGGGCAGCATGTCGCCATTCGTGGTGTACCGAACGGTCCACGTCAGGTTGGTGTATCCGGTGTTCGAAAGGTTCTGCGGGAACGGCCGGAAGCAAAGCATGTTGCCTTCAATCATCCAGCCAGGACCGGTACGACTCTGCTCGTGGTCAGGACGAATGTCGTCAGTCGGAAGACCATTGCTGATGAGATTACCGGTTGCGCCAGTGTACTGAACAACCTCGTGGATCTCACCAACGCAGGGAGGCAGAACGTAGCATTCCTGGTTCTCAACGAAGGTAATGGTGTAGTCCAAGAGAACAGGGTTGTCAGCGCTCAGGGAGCAGCGACTCCACACGTCCACCAGAGATGGCATGACCACGTGCTGAAGCAGGAACTGGTCAGTGTACTTCGAGTCGAAGTCCGGATCGTCGAGGTAGCCTCGGATACGGGCAAGGACTGTCTTGATGAATGATCGGGAGGTGTCCATGGTTAGCCGCTCGTGATGATACGGCCACGAGCCAGATTAGCCAACTCTTCCTTGGCCATGGCCAAAGACTCGCCACCTTCTCGGGTGCCAATGAAAGAGCTTTGTCCACTTGCCATGGCGTTGGCTTCCGCGTGCAGCCCCTTGTACCTCAGGTGCTTGGCCGAGTTCTGACGCTCAGCCATTGACTCATCGCGGATAGCCTGTCGCTCTTCAGCAGCCCGGCGCATCTTCCGACGAATACCCTCGGCACCCTTGTCACACAAGATGATGCGAGCATCCAAGAACCCGCGACTGGGTCGCTCATCGTGGGGGTACGCCTCCAGTTCTTGGGCCACCTTGCCACGGATCAGCCAGTCGCACAGAACAATGTTGTCTGATTCCAGGTGGTGGTACTCAAACAGTGTGGGGCGCTTGTAGTGCCGGCGAAGCCACAGGACAAACTCGCTATCAGGCATAACCCGATGGCGAGTAGCATCCAGAACAAGGCCCTCCCTGTGGGCTTCTTCGACGGGGTCATAGATGATCTCAATGTCAAGCGGTGCGGTCTTTTCGCTCATTACTTGCTCCTGCTGCGTGCCATCTTCTTGAAGGTCACAGCAAGATTGTAGCGCTTTGAGCCGGGCGGGCAGGAGGGACTACCAAACTTTCCGCCGGTGCACACACCCTCAGTGCCCCGCTTCTTGATGCCGGCAGCGACCTTGCCAATCCAGTTCTTAGCCACGGCCAAGTCCTCCAAGGGAGCGAAGGGGGTTTCTGCGCACGGCCTTCACCTTGGGGCCCGATGCGCCCTGCATTCCGACACGAGACTTCTCAGCCTTCTTGGCCGCCAACTGAGAACTGCTCATCTCTCCACGGGTAACGGGAGTCTTGCCACTTACACGCTTGGAGGGGCGGCAATACTCATTGCTTCCACCTGCACCGCAAGCCTTGCCGCTCTTGGTGTCCACCCACTTCTCGGCACCCCAGCGCTTCAAATTGGCGCCAGCCTGTGTCTTACGGACCTGGCCCTTGGCCTTGCGGCACTTAGCGGTGGCCTGTGCTGCACGCGCAGACCACTTGCCGTAAGACGCCATCACCTTGTTGTAACAGGCGTCCTTAGCCACGGGAGAGTCCCCCAAGAGAGCGCAAAGGGCTATATGGCCCAACAAACTTCTTGTTGCCTTGCTTAGGTACTTTTTTGACGCGGGAAGACGGAATAGAGCTAGTTGTTTTTTGAGCAGCAGTCCGCTGTGCCAGTAGATCCTTATAGAACTGGATCTTTTTTTCATCAGTTAAACGACTGGTTACCCCTTTAAATCGCGCAGGATCTCCACGCATAATACGCAGATTTTGACCTGCAATACGGGCCTCCTCTGAGGCTTGCGGTAGTTGGGCCCTTGTAATTCTCTGTGCTTTGCTAAGGGGCTTTTTAATGGGGTTGTGTTTCATTAGTAGGTTCCATCTGGTACGTGGGCATCAATGGCCTCTTCCCATTTGCGCAAAAATTCTTTGCGGCTTGTTGGAGACGCAATCCGCTTAAGGGCTTCTTCCAGTCTCCGTCGAGAACCTGGGGGGTAATCAGACACCGCACCACTAAAACTTACAAGGGACTTATCACGACCCTTAACTACTGACGAAGGTGAAGTAGCCTTGGTAAACAACTGCCTCGTTCTTGCCAAGTTTGCCTCAGTTGGAGTAAATCTCCGCTTTGGCATTGGTGTACCAGTTGGCTCTCGCATCCTCCGCACCTTTGGACTTGAGCCTGTCTTTATGGAAGAACCCAATAGATCCATAAGCTCGTCAATGAAATGTTGAACCTGAAATCTAGGGTTAATCCTGTTGGCCATGTCAGCACTTCCATGCCCTTCGGGCTTTACGAAGACGACTGTTTGGATCCTTTGCAGCCTTTGGCCACATCTTCATTTGACCAGCAGACCGGGCACAGAAAGAGTCACGGCGAGAGCCACCCTCAGGCTGGGGAGGCTTCAAGTTGCCACCAGTGGCCTTGTTGTAGGCACTGCGGCCAAGTTCACTAAGTCCCCCCATGGGGTTCTTGTGCTTGGCCTTGAACTGGAACTTGGGCTTGTCCGCCATGGGTTAGTCCATATCCATTCCAGAACCCAGGCGGGTGTAAGGCATTGGAGACTTGCCGCGAGGAGCGCCACCTGCCTTGATTAGCATGCCCACAAGGGCCTTCAGCTGCTCAGGAGACATAGCTCGCTTGATCTTGCTACCCATGCTGCCCATGCCAACGCTCTGGCTGCGGGCCATGGGCTTCTTGGGGCCGGGCTTCTTGATACCGGCGGAGGCGTACGGATTAGGCTTAGGCATATTGGGCATAGGTCAACTCAGGGTAAGGAGGTAACGGGTGTGTTGCACGAGATCCAGCATCTCGTCGCGGAGGTTCAGGAGCGAGGTTTCCTTCTCGCCCACAGCGGAGGGGATGTCCTTGCGAAGCACGTTTTCGACGGCCATCAGCACGGACTTCACATCATTCATGATCGACAGGGTGGTGACGGTGCTAAGAATCTCACGACCCTTGACGCTAATAAAGCTTTCAATGAAACCGTCAATCTTGTCGGCCAGTCCTTCGTAAGCATGCCCCAAAGCCTTGTGCTCAGCGTACGAAGTGGTCTTCCAGTGGAGGATTGCCAGGGACTGCTGGCACTCCATGAGCTTGGCAAGGAACGACTTGCCACCACCGGAACTCTTGGCTGGGCCCTTGGGCATCAGCTTGTTCAGGGGGTTGTCATTAGACGAGTCGTACTTGCCGTCTTCTTCGTTTGTGTCGGCCATGGTCAAGCCTTTCTAAACTTTGCAAGATCAACGCCGCCACGGGCCTTGAGCATCTGAGCAACCTTGCTGGACTTAACCTTCCGATTCTGCAAGAGGTTGACCAGCTTGTTCAGCATTGAAGGATCACTGGGGTTAAGCAACTGCTGGATATACGCAACCTGCGCAGCCCCTTGCTTACCCGTACCAAGGAAGGAGGCAACGCTCGCCTCCTTAGCTCGTCGGCGGTACTTACGATCTTCTGAATTAAGTGTACGAAGAGGATCTCGCATGGTTAGTCCAGTTTACGTCGCCATCCCATCTGGTAAAGAGCCCTAGCAATTGATGTTGCCGTCTGATCCACTGCAGTCTCTTCCAGCTCAGGGCGTGCTGCGTGCAAGACCTCGTGAATCACGGTGTCTAGAAGGTTGGGTTCGCTGAGGGAGCGGCGGATTTCGATGAGGGGATGCCGGCCCGGTCTACGGGGTTCCCAGCATCGGCCCCAGTCCTTGCCCATGGCGGCTGCTTCGTTGAGGCGGATTCGCCACCGGCGACCGTTGATCTTGACCTTGTAGATCAGGCGTCCATTCGGATCAACTGAGCTTCCCATTGGCGGCCTCGATTCCGATGTGAGGGGTCGCGGACCAAGTCAATTACGGCAATGCTCGCCCCCCACATTGAAGTATCGCGGCGGCTCATCCAGCCGGGGTTGAGGGGTCCGCAGGTTCCCGCATTCATGTACCAGTATGGAAGGGGAATGGAACGGGTGCGGTGGCACTGCGTGGGGGGAACCGGACGGTGGGTGTGGCCACGGACGAACAGGCGGTGTGCGTCGCCACCAGTTAGGTTCATAAACTGGAGGCACTCGAGTTCGTCGGAGTTCTGGCCTACGTCAAAGCCGTGGGTTAGAACGACGGGGCCGATCTCCAAGCAGCCGCGCTTGTCCTTACGGTATGGGGTCCAGTGCCAGCGCTTGGCCTCGGACGCAAAGGGCTCCGTGCGCATGAAGTCAGCTACGTCGCGCAGGGCCTTGGGGATGCGGCGCGGGTCCTGGGAGCGGAGGTTGTCATCGTGGTTTCCCATGATGGCGTGGAAGTGGGTCCTTGTAGGAAGGACAGATCGGATGGAGGCAAGGAAGGCTGCGGCGTGTCGGTACTCGTCAAGGAGGGTGTGATCGTGTTCGTCCGGGTGGACAGAGGCTGCAGAGGCTTCGAAGATGTCGCCCAGGTGCACAAAGTGAGAAACCCCATCCAGAGCGGACAGGGTTTCGAGCAGCCAGTGGTGGACGTTCGGGGGAGTGAAGGGAGCGTGGGTACAGCTGATTGCTGCGATGCGGGTAGGCATGACGTCTCCTGTACGGTGAGCGGCGTGTCCCTGGGGGGTGGACCGAAGTCCACCCCCCGTGAGACGCCAAGGGCACCGCAGCCCTTAACAGGAGCCTATTACGTAGCCGACCAGACGCGGTCGGTCGTAACGCCACTGAGTCGCATACCAGCAGCCTGGTCAGGCACGAGCTGCATACGCAGCATGCCCGGCATCTGCATGGCTTCCGTCATCAGACCACCACTCAGGATGGGGAACTTGGTGGTAGCCGTGCCGGTGAGGGCCGGGACCACAAAGTTGAACGGAACGAAGCTGTCCGCTTCGCTGAACTTCTGCACGCCCTTCGGATCCGGCGGCACGTAGCGCTTCCAGTTGGAACCGCCCTTCTTGATGCCGTACACCACGCCGTCCTCGATGTAAGTCGAGGTGTAGCCGTTGTAGGTGCGGCCTTCGAAGGTGAACTTGAAGCCCTGATCGGAGCCTTCGCTGTTCACGCTCGAGAGCTTGCCCTGACGCTCCAGGGTGTACTGACCAATCTTCTGGGCCTCGTAGCTCAGCCACACGCCGTCGCTGGCGATGAGGCAGTCGATCGTCTGGCCGTACTTGTTCTTCGCAGCATGGAAGCGACGGATGTACTGACGGAGCTTGTGCTCAGTCAGGGTACCGACGCTGCTCACGCCGAAAGACTTGAACTCAGGATGCACATTCACGTTGATGGAGTTGCCGGAGTCATACTCATCACCCAGCAGTGTGTTTGCAACGTTGAAAGTAGAACCGTTGCTGTCGCCAAACTTCAGCCAGCTGTTGATGCCTGCAATGCCGGTGAAGGCATTGCCACCCTGCAGCTTGCTGTTGGCGTAGCACAGCCAGTACGTCTGGGCCGAGCCGTCCACAGTCACTGCAGTGCCCTTGCTCACGATGCTGATGGTCACAGTGGCCTTCAGCTCGTCAACGGCAGACACGAAGCAGTTCAGACGGGTTGCCACCGTGGGGGTACCCGCGTGCTGTTCGTCGTTACGACGATCCGTGTTGGCCTTGCCGGGGGCGCTGCTGCTGTCCTTAATCACGTCCAGACGCTGACCGACGTAGAAACGGTCGATAGCGTAGTTAGAGGGCGTGAAGGTAACAGAAGCAACCGCACCAGCAGTGCTGGTGATGGCCGGGAAGATGAAGGACGCCGAGGACAGCGCGTAGCCCGTGTTCTGACTGGTGTACCAGTAGTTGCACAGGGTGTGCGACAGGTTCTGGGCAAAGCCCTTCAGCTTCGGAGCGATGATGTCGCCGATGAAAGCCGGGGTGGCTTCCGCCTGCATCTCGCCCATGGTGACCGCCAGGTTGGTCAGCATGGAGCGCATGCCGATACCGAGGCGGTAGCTGTTGATGGCCGGACCCTGCAGAGCATCGGGCCAGGTCTGCGTTGCACTCTGGGTGTACAGCTTCGAGCCGACAGCCGTGGTTGCATCGCCGTACAGGGCAAAGTCGCCTGCCTGTGCGCCCTGGTCGATCACGCCGGTCAGACCGCCGCGATACAGCTTCAGGATCTTCATGTCACGACCAATCGCCGAAGCGGGGCCCACGCCCTGCGAGGTCACGACGGTGTCGCGCCAAGCGGGATCGAGGGTCGGCAGCAGCGTGTCGACGTTCTTGTTGATCAGCTCTTCGAGCTGCTGGCTATGCCGGTCGAAGAGTGAATTTGTAGGAGCAAATGCCATGGTTCAGTTTCCTTGTAAACGGGGTTTAAGAATCAGACGCGACCGTCAGTTCCCGTATCGAGATCGGCGGCCAAACGGCTCAGTGCGTCTGTGTTGTACGCATTCAGAGCAGTTTCAATGTCGCCGGTACTCATACCCGGCTTCCACGTTGGAGCCGAGACGGGCTTACGGTTAGCAAACGCACTCGCACTGCTGTCTGTTTCCGGGGCCCGTCCCAAACGGTTGGGGTCGCCGATTACCGAGCGGTACTTCGCAAGGACTTGGTCAGTCGCCCTTGCTGCCTCTTCAGTGACCCACGCTTCTTCGAAAGTCCCTGCAGCCGCACGTCGCGCCTTGAGATTGTCCATCGCCTGCTGGCGGATGTCACGCTCAAAAGCACTACGAGCATTTGCAACGGCTTCCTTTCCGTTGATCTCCTCGAGCTTGCTCAACATCGTACGGGCGTCCTTGTTCAAATCAAGGCCCACGACGATCTGCGAATTCATGCGACCGTTCAGCTGCTCAGCACGCATGCGATCCAGCTGCTCACGAGCAGCCTGCGCTTCCTGCTGAGCCTGCATGATGGCATTGGCCACCTGCTCTGCGCTGCCGTCATCATCGTCACCTTCCGGGGTCGTATCCACATTGTCGTTCACGTTCGTTGCTCCTTGCTGAGACTGCATCCAGTCATTGACGTAGTTGTCCACTTCTTCACCCTGATACCCCATGTCAACCAGCAGCTGTCGGGCAGCCTGCTCCTTGACCTGGGGATCCACATCCGGACGCATCACCTTGGAGGTGGCGTCGCGGAACGAAACAAGCTTGCTGTAGTCCTGACGCAGGTACTCCAGGTTCTCTCGGGCATCCACCAGCTCCTTGATGGAAACCTCTTGTCCCCCCACGCGAACGGTGGAGTCAAGGTCAAGAGCGGGCTTGGCGGTCTCGGGTGCGGGTGTGGTGTCTGCGGTGTTGTCCTGTGTCTCGTCGGCCATTAGGCGTCATTCCTTACATGGGCATTCCGGGCATCTGTCCCCCCACGTTGGGGGGCATCATTCCAGGCTGCTGAGGCTGCATACCCATTGCTGCGGCCTCATCAGGTGTCGGGATCTGCTGCGGCAGGGTCTGGCCCATGAACTGCAGCATCGTGTCTCGGAACTTGCGGAACTCATCCTGCACTTCGGGGCTAGCCGCCGCAAGGATCGGGCTGGTCATGAAGCCGCTAAGCACGCGCATCTGAATGTCCGGTCGGGTCATGTGCTGGGTAAGCACGATCTGGCCAGGGTCCTCGCCGTTGCCATACAGGAGCAGGATGTTCTGCACCACTGACTCGTACGCACCCTTTTCCTCATCCATCCACATGGCGAAGTCCAGACCTTCCTTGAGGGCAAAGATCTTCAGGCCGGTGGGGTCGGTGAGGCCGGTCTTGAGGAGAGCCATTGCTTCCTCCTTGCGGGCCACGTCGCTACGGGGGTTGACCTGCTTCACGCCGAAGGTGAGGTAGCCCACCTGCGGCAGTGGGTTTTGGTCAAATGACACCGTCGACTTGTCGATGTCCAGCACTGCACCCGCAAGGTCCAGGGTGACGTAGTTGACGGGGACCGTGCGGGGGAACTTGACGATCTCGGCTACGGCTTGGGCGGTAAGCGAGCGGTACATGTTGCCGAAGGCGCGCTGAATACCCATTGCTGGGTTGGTCATCGCCTTGGTGATCTGCTCGTCAAGGAACTGCAGGCCGGGAGCGCTGTCAACGCGACCCTTCTCTTGGAGGAGATCTTGGACGGGGCTGATCTGCTGCATCACATCGCGGGCAAACTGGGCCACCTTACCGGGCGCATCGCCGGCATTCCACGGCTGGATCGGGAACGGCTTGAAGTTCTCATTCAGCGGGTCGGGGGTGTAGGTCATCACGCGAAGACCACGGCCCACGTCCTTCAGTAGAGTGCGCTCGTTCATAGAGCCCTGTGGCAGCACGAGCACGCCGTAGCGATCGGTATCGCGGATGTTGTTGAAGAGGCTCTTCATCATGTGCTCGGCCTGTCGGCAGATACCGAACAGAAGGTCGAACATGCCGGCTCCGTAGAAGGTGCCGGTATCCATAAAGCGGGCCCAGCCAAGGGGACAGTACATCGCCGCGTCGTCGTACGACTCGTCGACGAGGATCTCGTTACCGCTAGAGACAACGTAGCGGACGCAGGTGTCGCGTGGGCCGTTGATCCACAACTCGCGGATGCGGGCCACTTCGTTGACCACGTCGGTGCCTTCTGAAGCGCCGGTGGTAATGCCGCTGTTGTTGAAGGGGTTGCGCATGTACGAGCCGGGCTCGTCAAGGCCAAGGTCGGTGGTCACGTCGCCGTGGTCAACCTTCCACCACTCCATCTGGTTCTTCTTCTTCTCGGAGATCTTGCCGAACTTCGAGGCAAGCAGGTCGATGGGCACCACGCGCTGGCGGATGATGCCGCTCTGCTTAGTGTGATCCTGGTGCAGAGCGGGGAATGGGAACACCTCACGGGGGTGCACCACTTCAAGATCGGCAGTAAGGCCGACGGTGGGGACATCGGTGAGGTGCCCCATGATTCCGCAGCAACCGAGGGTTGCAAAGATGTGGGCAAAGTCGGAGGTGACCTGGGACAGCTGGTGGTCAGAGACCAGCGAGTCGGCAATGATCTGTGCGCTGGAACGCTCGCGGATCATGCGCAGACTGGTGCCCTGGCGCATGATCTTGGGACGGAGGTCCATGGTGGCAATGCGCGCCACCGTGCGATCAATCATGGAAAGGAGGTCCTGCGACTGGAACTCCATGTTGCCTTCGCGGTCCAGATAGTGGGGAGAGAGGCGGCCAGTGAGCGGGTCAAAGATGTCGAAGCGTCGAGCTCCGTTCAGGTAGTGCCACGCCAGCAGCCACATGGAGCGGCGATAGTTGTAGCGCACGCGCTCACGGTCCACGTGCATGCGCATAAACTTTGCAATATCGGCGGGCTTACTTGGAAGGCTTAGCGGGCTTCGGGTGTTCACTGGGTTTCCTCTGGGCTGCGCCCTGTGGCTTCCAAGTTGCGGGGATGTCATCGTCAACCATCGTGAAGTTGCCCGTAAACTTGGGTTCCGGGGTCTCCGATGCGATAGGGCGCGTCACGGGAAAGTCACCATTCACCCGTCCGTAGTACACACGAGCCATTGCCTCATACAAAAAGTAGGGGATGGTGACGTACTGGGAATCAGACTCTGGTCTCGCCGTCATTCGTATGCTCCTCTGGCCTTAAGATATCAAGCACATCATCACTTGGAAGGCTGTTCCAGTCAACCATGGACAGCAGGGACACCCCATTGTCATGTCGCTCCCCGTCCTTCAACCGCTCGAGGGGGGACCTCAAGGATTCGACACCCAAGCCCCGCTTGGGCAATCGGAACTTCAGGATCATGGAGGACATGGCTACCGCGTCGATGTGGTCGTCGTGCGCAAGACCGCCATCGCGGGCTTCGGGGTTGAACTGCTCCAACTGGTCAAACAGATCGCGCCACGGCTTGTCCATGCGCTTCCACATCGGGAGCTTCAAGAGTCCGTGCTCGAAGCGGAACAGGAGACCGGAGATCTTGGCTTCCTTCTGGACCATGCCCACCTTGAGGGGCATGATTCGCGGCATGTGTTTGGTGCCGGTGATCTCGGTGGCCCGCTGGCGGACCAAGGTTTCAAGTTGCTGGTAGAGGTTGACCGACTCGCGGACCACCTCGGGGTGGATAGACGGGACCTTCCACTTGTCGGCAAGGCGGAAGACGTTTCGGATCAGCTGGTCCTCGGGGACTTGGCCTGCCCACATATCTAGAACAAAAAGGCAGTTGTCACTGTTAACCGCCATGACAACTGCTACCTTATAATCCGAGTCAGGACCATGAGTATACGACGTATCGACAGCCATGAAGGTGAGGGAATTCAAGAGGAAGTCCTTGATGGGCATCACCTTGATTCCGGTTTTCTCCCCCCACGCGATCTTAGTATCGGAGGTCACCGGGTCAGTGTCGAAGGACGGATCCGGGTCCTCAATCCACCACCCGTGGTTCTCACGGATGAGGGGCGGGAAGAAGTTCTCACCGCTCTCACCGGGTCGACCGCGATACTCAGCCAGATAGACAGCATTACCGATTCGTTCTTTGATTTCCTCAAGGGAAATGCGGTTCGCAAGATCTGGTCGCGCAAGTTTGTCTGCACGGTTGAGGGGCCACATCTCGGGCCAACAGGAGTGGAGCTTTCCGTCTTTTTCGTACTCCGAGTCAAGAAGCATGCGTGACCAGAACTCGAAGCGGGGATCCCGAGCGCGCGGGCCACTGGGCGTCTGCTCGGTCTGCATGGCATGCCACGCATAGTGACGCCGGCTGACGAAGGTAGCCAGCCACCGCACCGAGGTGTCGGGGCGGGTAAGCATGGGCAGCACGATCTTGAACAGCAGATTCTCCACGTAGTCGCGGAGTACCGCCATGGACGTCGATGCCTTGGGATCGTACTCAGGGTCATCAAGGATGTAGCAACGTGGTCGACCGCCGCGCTGCTTGCTGGATGCGGAGATGGCCCGGAGCCACGACCCGTTCTTCAGGTACATCATTTCAAGACCGAAGCTGGCTTCGCCACGACGGGGGACAATGCGACCGTCGGGGAACTCAGGCGAAAAGTCGTCGAAGATGCGCGAGTTGTCTGTGAACTGACTCTTGATGATCTGGCTCGTCTGCTGCGCGTTGTCGTGCGAGCTCGTAGCGTAGATAAAGGAGAAGGCCGGTCGGGTGAGCATCTGCAGCAGGATCGACTTGCGGATGCAGTTGCTCTTCGCGTAACCACGAGGGGCCACGGCAATGCTTGATCGGGATGTCGCCCATTCCTTGTAGATTGAAACATGGCCCTTCGGAGTCGGCACCGGGGTGTCGTCGAAGAACAAAGGATTGAAATCCGTATCGGGGTCCGGCCATAGATACCAAGCCTCGAAGAAACGGAGTGAGGAAATGAAATCAATGGCTCGCTGCTTCAGGTCAGTCGAGGGCAGAAGCCACTGCCGCGTTGCATTGATACGAGCAAGCCGCTGACCCTCATCGGTCAGCGTGTCGTAGTCGGCGGGCAGCGGGTAAAGCGGATTCTCAGGCGGTTGCGGTATTCGCTTGATCTGCATTCTTCAGCTTTCCGGCTGCGTACAGCTGGACGGTGATGATGCGCGTGATGGCCACCGCAACGAGGCGGGGATCACGGGCAACCATCGAGTGAGACAGGTACTGCTTCAGGAGTGGATAGTACTCGGGGAACAGCTTTCCGTTGTCGTCACGAAGCGTCGTCTTCAAGATCATCCCCAGAATCTCCGGGCTCGCAATCGAGATCACCGGGTCCTGGATCGCCAGATCGTACAACACCTGGCCCGCTGCTCGAGCCATCTGCATGTCGTCCATCGCCTCGATCTGCTGGATCGCCTGCACCAGGATCGGGTCTTCCGGCGTGTGGGGAATCTGTGGCTGCGGGGAGGTAGGTGCTTGCGAACTCCGGACGGTCTTGGTCGACGATGCCATGTACGTTCTCCTGAATCTTGGACACCAGCTTGGAGGTCTCGAAGGAGACCTTCACCTTGCGTCCATCATGCGTCTCAATCGCTTCAGCGGATTGCTTCTGAATCAGACCAGAAGCCTGTGCGACCTCCCTGATCACGTGACGGAGCCGGGAGTGGGCTCGAAGTGAGATGTTAGGGTCTGTATCGCGGAAATGTCGGACCAGTGTCTCCATTTCCTCATGAATGTCAAAGCCCGACGCTCTGAGCGCGCCCCCCACGGATTCGCTCGCAAAGAACGAGGTCAGCGGGTCTGTCGGTTTCTTGGGGTCAGGCAGTGCGGGGGGCATTAGCCTTCAATGTACTTGATGATGCTGGCAATCTTGTCAGCAGGGAGGCCATTTCGCTGAAGCTTTTTTACAAAGTCCACCATTGTCTTGCGGTCAACCTCTAATGTGGGTGCAACTACAGCTCCGGTTGGTACCTTCGGAGTTGGGGAGGCCAAAGGTCCTTGAGTTCTGATCTCTTGGTAGGTCTCTGGTGGAATTCCCTTGTTGATCAAAGACAAAATACGCTTCAATTCCTTCTTGGAAACTCCAGGTCGAAGTTGGGAAATGATGTCCTTGTAGGTTGGTGAACCCATGAATTCACGCCACCGTTGAGGATCAGCTTTCAAGCCCTTGACTGCGTCATCAATTGCTTGCACAAGAGCAAAATCCTTGGTGGCAGCCATAGATCGACCAGAAACCATTTCTGGAACGGGGGTTGGGGTAGGTCCTGGTGGGGCTGGGGGTAAGGGCTCGCGGACTTCACTACGAACTGGTAGTGGGTCCCCAGGGTTTGCAATTGACGGGCGGTATGGCATCCCCCCACGGCGCATTACCTCGGGGATTGGTGGGCCAACCGGCTTGGTAGCGGCTTCTCTGGCTCGAATCAGCGCAAGAATAGGGTTGGTGCCAGGGGCTTTGGGGTTTACATCAGCAGGACCGGGGGATCGCCTGGACTCTGCCTTGCCGCGAAGCGCTGCGTTTTCTCGAGCGGCCTGCAGGTCAAGTTTTGTAAGGTTCGCCACACCTATGAGCTTCTTAAGTGATGCCAAGCCCTCTCCAAGCAGCCCAAGCTTGGTCTTTTTGACTGGGATCAGCTTGCCTTCCGCGTCCTGCGCCATGATGCCGCCGTTTTTAGCGGTGATCTTAGCAAGTTCTCGCAGTGTATCGTCACCAAAGTTGCTGCGCATCAACATTTCAACCACACGGTTCTTGATAGACGTACGCTGCTCCACAGACACACCTGATGAGGTGTCAATTCGGTCAAAAAGACCCTTTACTTGCTTGGCTATGCCCTTGCCAGACTGGCCTGTGCGGAGAAGTTCCTTGGCTTCGTCAATAAATGCAGGCACCTCCGCTGGGACTACCTGAGCCAACTTGGATTCGACATTGGGAGAGCCAGAGACGTCCCTGCGGTACGCACCAATAGCGGTTGTCCTGAACTTGTTAGCAATTTCAACTTCAATCAATCGACCCAACCGCTCTGGATCTTGCAATGCCTGCGGATCTTGCTTCTTGGCGTTGGCCAAAATGAGATCAACGTCAGCCACGGAGATTTGGCCGGTGTTTACTGCCATGTTCACAACAGTTTTTGTTTGGTCTGGCAGTGCCTTGTAGTTTTTGTTCTTGTACAGCTGGTCCTGCAGAGCCCTTCGGTCCTTAGTGCGCCGAGCTAGACCTTGAACGTCGCCTTCTTTAATAGGAGGAAGCTTTGTGCGGCCGGTGGGTGCCTCAAAGTTCGGGTTACCTTCGCTTCGAAGGAACGACTGCGTAGCAACCTTGTCAGCAAGACGTTGGCGGGCCTGAGCCAAAGTCATTAGACGTTCGTCTACAAGTGGCAGTTCCGACATCAAGGCAGCATCCGACTGCAACTTTTTGATTTGCTTGATAATGGATTCGTATCGAGCGGTTGCTTGCTTGCTAGCCCCCGGGATTGCGGCTTCTACCAGCTTTACAGCATCGTCAAGCGTGTGCCACGTCTCTTGCTGGCCACGGCTAATAGCCTTCCCCTGTGCATACCCCGGCCCAAAAGCCAAGAGTAACTGGTTGTCCTGTACCTTGAGGCGGGGTTCCTTACCCAACTTTACCAACTCAGCCAAAGTAGGGACTCGAGGCGGCGTACCAGCAATGGCTCGCTTTGGATCACGAAGCCCCGGGGCCCCCATTTGAGCTTCAGCGGCCTTGATTCCAGCTTTTGGTTTTGATCTGAAAATGGGGGGCATTAGTTCTTGATCCGAGCTTGGGTGTCCTTGAGGCGCGAGACGACCTCGCCAGCTGCAGATCTTAAGGTGCCAGGTTGCACTATGCCAAACATCTTGCGACCACGTTCCATGAGCTCAGTGGTCTCGGGGATCGAGTCAATGATTTCTTGGGAGGAGACGGATGTGCGTGTGTTGGGCCGGTGTTGGGAGCCGGGCAGGGAGAAGTCGGGTGCACCGGGGCGAGTGATGGTGCGCATCGCCAACATAAAGGCGATGAGATCGACGAGGATGCGATCGCCGGGTGCGTGGATGACCGGCACGTTCAGCTTGCGGAAGAGCTGGCGTAGTCCGCGCTTCGTGAGGCCGAGAGCGGCAAGCTCGCGGAGGATGTAGTCCTCACCTACAAGGCGCATCCCCCCACCGAAGGAGATGTACATCAAGTTGGGTTGCGTGCTCATTTAAAAAGGCGCGCGAGGCATTCGGGGCGGCGGCATGTCGGGAAGCATGTTTCGAAGTTTGTTGAATTGCTCCATAGTAATCCGGCCTGAGATCAATTCGTCCAACAAACCTTGAAGAGCCTGACCAGTTTTAAGTTGGATAGTGTCCTTTGCACTGGTTAGGGCATCAACGCCGGAGGCAATTGTGTTACCAACAGCTCGATCCGCTGCAAGCTTCGTATTGTCCGCAGCCTCAAAAGCAGAACCAACTGCACCCAGACCCGCGTTAATACCGGAGTCAATTGCATTCAGGCCGGATTCAAGCCCACGCCCAAGGTAGTCAGCGCCTTGTCCGGCCAGGTCGTAAAGATAACTTCCTGCGCTTCCAATACCCCTTCCAATCCCTTCAACTACCGGGCCAACGGTGTTTCCAATTGCGCGGTCAACTGCAAGCTTGGCGTTGTCCGCGGTGTCAAAAGCATTGCCAAGGAAACTACCTGTTGCACCCACGGCTTGGCCAACGGAGGTGTTTCCAAACCGCTCAGCCATGCTAGGTGTGTTACCCGGCATGCCCTGTGGGTAGAGATCGGCAGTGGTGGGGCCCATCTGTCGAGTTGGAGCTGCGGGGGCGGGGGCAGGAGCTGCAGCGGGTGCGTTTGCTTCAGCGGGTGGGAAGTATGAAGTCGGTTGGCGTCGGTACTTATCACCAATTCTCCGCGCTGCGGCTGCAATGATTGCGTCTTCAGGAGTCTTGATGGCCTGAACATCCCCGGTAACTACATTAGTTCCCATCCTGGCTAGTTTTGGAACGATGGTTGGTGGCTTGGACTGTGGAGACTGTGGAGCAACAGACCTAGCGAGGTCCAAGAACTCCTTGGAGCTCACAACGTCAACTAGGTTTGGAGGAGGAGGCGGGGCGGGAGTCGAGGGGGTGAGTTGGGTGTTGGGCGTTGCGGTGCCGTCACCGTCCCAACCGAGGTCCTTCTTGGGGTTTGCGGCTGCCGCCTGCTTCTGCTTCACGTTTGCCCAGTGGGTTCGAGTCTTTGTTTCGTGTGCGCGGTCAGCGTCCCACTTTTCGGATCGCCGGATCTCGTTGATCTTGTCCGAGATCATTGTCTGGAGGTGACGCCTGGTCATACCGTCGCCCATGCGGTCAACCTTAGCTGCAAGGTCGATTAGTCCGGCAATGGTGTTTGCGTTACCGATTTCGGCAACGGAAACAGTTTCCGGCTTTTGCTGCTTTGTTGTGTCTGGGGTTTGACCCGGAGTTGTTCCCGGTGTAATGTTCGGCTTGCTAGCAGCAGTGCTAGCCCCACTTGCAGCTCCGACTCCACTGCCCGAGCCCGAAGTCGTAGAGCCACCCCCAAAATTCAAAGTTGGTGCTTCCCACTTGTAATCAAGCAGGCCTCCGTATGGGTTGTTTTGTGCAGTCGGCGCCTGAGTGTTGACTGGTGGTAGCGGGTTGAAGAGCGGTGCGCTCTGCCTGCGGAATGCTGGATCGAAATTTGGATTGGAATAGGTCGACATACTGGCTCCTTAGGGGCTGAACAACAGGAGGATACGCGATGAAAGTCTTGACGCAACGGAACCCGCTGAACAGTGCAGAGCCCATGGCAATTGCTAGGGCTATTCTGAGGGCAAGGTGGACGACACCGCAGGGTCGGATGGGTATTTGGGAGTGGCGTGGAGAGCCGTGGGAGTGGTATGCGGGCAAGTGGGTAAGGAGGGACGAGCGGTGGTTGGAGGAGGCGCTGTGGTTGGCGATGGAGGATGCGCATATCCAGACTCCGACGCCAACGGGCATCAATACGCGGCGGTTGGGGCCTACGAGTCAGACCGTGATGAACGTGCAGCAGGCGTTGAGGGCCCTGATTCGGCTGAAGCAGAGCTATGCGCCGGCGTGGCTGGGCAATGTGGTCGATACGCCGGAGCTCGAACGGTGCGTGGCGTTTGAGGATGTGGTTGTGGACGTGCTGACGGGCAAGACGGTGGTCAGGGACGAGCTGTTCTTTGAGCCGGTGGTTGTGGGGTGCGCGTGGGACCCGACTGCGGCGTGTCCGACGTGGATGGCGTGCTTGGAACAGTGGAGTGGGGGCGATGAGAAGTGGAAGAGTCTGCTGCAGAGGGCGATGGGGGCGATGTTGATGCCCGGCAGACGGTGGCAGCGGTGGCTGCTTATGCAGGGACGGGTCCGTGGCGGCAAGGGAACCATTATGCGGGTCGTGAAGAACCTGATGGGCGATGGTTTCAGGGGTCTGAGCATGGCTCAGTTGGCTAGTCAGTTCGGGTTGTGGGGTAGCGAGGCGGCCAGGGTGCTGAGTGTCAGTGAGTTTGGGGCCCTGAATAGCCGGGAGGGCGAGATGGCAGCCAGTACGCTCAAGAATATTGTGGGTGGGGACCCCGTGAGTATTGATAGGAAGTACATGGAGCCTATCCGGGATGTGGTGATACCGGGTTTCTTGGTGGTGCAGAGCAACGAGATTCCGAAGTTGCCCAATAAGGGGCAGGGTTTGGCCAGCAAGATGCTGGTTCTGCCGTTTACCAATAGCTTTTTGGGCCGGGAGGACCTGCAGTTGGCGTCAAAGTTGGCGGGGGAGACTGCGGGTATTGCGGCGTGGGCGCTGCAGGGGGCGAAGGAGCTGCTTGAGGAGACCGATTCGGGTCAGTTGTGGCCAGTTCCAGCGGCGGCAGAGGAAGTTGTGGGGCGTTTCCAGTCCCTGAACAACCCCGTGCAGGACTTCTTGGAGTCCCATTTCGTGGAAAGCGAGGGGGGATTCGTCAGTACGACCAATCTGTGGGGTATCTGGAAGCAATGGAAGGCTCGAGTGGGGTATCGGGAGGAGGTGTCGCAGGCTCAGCTCGTTCATAGGATGGTTGAGGAGAGTACATGGAAGCTTGTTAGGGGTCGATTAGGGGATGAGCGCATTAGGGGCGTCAGGGGGCTGGTGGTCAAGGAGGGGTGACCACGTCCGACCAGGTTATGACCAGGGGTGTGGTCTAGGCTAAGTGCTTGTATTTCCCTTACTTATACTCTTCTGACCAGGGAGACCAGGTAAATAGGAAAACTAGTAAGTGATTGGGCTATGGGGTGTACGGTTTTCTGGAGACATGGTCGGTGTGGTCGGTATGGTCGGAACGTGGGGGGAAATTTTGGGACGGGTGTCCTCTTTCCCAAGGAAATAATGGACTAATCGAGGGGCCAACGGGGGGTGTGGTACCGTTCCGATCCGGTGCAAGCCATTATGGGACTTTGCTGAGTCGTTGTTGGCGGTGTGCCGGGCCTTGGCTGCGCAGGCCCGGACAGCACCGCGTGGTGTTGCAGTGGCTTGGTCTCCTTACGGAGGTTTGCTCATGTCTGATCGCAAGTCCAGCGTTTCCGTTCTGCCCGCTCGTGTTGTTGTTATGCAGACTGATACCTTTACGAAGGTGTCTGTTGAGATCTGCGCCGCGGGCAATCTGTGGCTGCCAGTGACTGCTGCGTCTTACAACATCGACGGCCGTACCGTCTTGGGGCTCCAGTGCGCTGGTGTGTCCCTCAAGGAAATGGTGTTCCGGTCGTCGGGGTTTGAGACCTTCGAGTCGAAGGAGCCGCTGTTGCGTGGCGCAGATCGCTGCGATACCACGGTGGTCCCAGTGACGGAAGTGACTGAGGATTCGTCGATCTTCTGAGAAGTGAGGCCCGGTAGCGATACCGGGCCTTACTTTATTTCGCGCGGGCGCTACCTAATACGCCTGCCACCATCACTACCAAAAAATGGGTCGGGGTCGGCCCCCCCAACGGAGGGGGTCCTCCCCCTAGGAACTGGTGTTCAGTTCCACTGCTTCACACCTCTATCACACAGGAGACACTCACATGCTCGGTATGTACTGCAACACTTGTGGCGGCTCAATGCTCGGCGATGGCGTTACGGCTGTGATCCACTGCGAGCGCCTCTCGGCTCTGGACTTCACAGTGGCACCGGACTCGGTTCCGGTCCACTGCACTCCGGACCCGGTCGACGGGGACATCCTCACCCCCGCTCAGGTCGCCGCTGGCTGGCACTACTGCTCTGCCTTCGACGGTCTGCTGACCAAAGGCGAGCGTCCCGAGGGTGGTGGCTGCTTCTGCGCCTCGCCCACCGAGCGCATCGGCTTTAACTTCTGACCCTCACATCCCCCGGGTGGCGCGTTGTCACCCGGGGGACCTCACTTCACCCCTTGCATAAGGAATCACGTCATGAACCGTAGCCAACTTGTTCACATGCGTACAACCATCACTGGCGCTCGTAGTCTGCTGAGTTTCTTCTTCTACGGCAGCGTAGAGATGTGCTCACTCCGGCAGGTCCTCAAGGACGCCGGGGTTGACATTGACCTCAACCACGAGCGCGGTGGTGTCATGGACCATCTTGCCAACATCATCGAAGCCTTGGATCAGGCCATTGGTGACGGCGAGCCCGGTGACCGCGAGCCTCACTTTCCCGCTCCGGACGCCAACGCGGACTGCTGCAATGCGTGTGGCAACTACCTCGCCCCCACCACAGTGTGCCGCTGTGAAGGCACTGGTAATGGCTGATGTTCAGGCAGCCCCCCGCCCCACACGGAGGGGCGGGGGTCCGCCCACAACTCTAATGAAAGGATTGCAATGTTCAGCACTCTAATTGCTTTTCTGCTTTTTCTTCTTCTTGGCTGCATCTGGCTTGCAGTCACGACTGCCATCCACGAAGCCAGTGATCGCAAGGAGATGGGTATCCGTCTTCCGGAGGACGACCAATGAGTTGGAGACAAAACTCTGATACGTACTCGGAGAACATCCCTGCTCGTGTCCACATCTTCACGGACCACCAAGGCGCAATTCACGTCATGGTGTGGGTGAAGCCTGACAATGAACCAGAATACTGGTTGCGTCCCTTTGCTGTTGTTGAGGGTGGTCATGGTCGGTGCACACCCTACATGGGCTTGCACGTTGGTCCCAACTACGAACACACATCTCTTCGCAAGTGGGCTCATAAGCGTGCCAACAGCAAGAGAACTTCTTGACTCCTTGTGCACTCCCCCCCGGGCAGCCGGACGGCCCGCCCGGGGGGGCGTATTAGATATTTCGCATTGCTCACTTAACGGTGTGCAGTGCGTTTCAGGCATCCATGTTGGATGCCTTTTACTTCCATCCTCCTACATAGGAATCACTTGCCATGAAACTCGCTGACGCTCAGAAGACTCTCCTCGTCGTTCCCGGTAACTACCCCGCCATGCTGACCCTCGCTACTTGCCAGCCCGGCAAGAAGGATCCGAGCGCCACCAACATCAACGTCGAACTCGACGTCATCTTGGACTCCGGCCGCACCGTCAAGTTGTGGGACCTGCTGCCCGACATCGAGAAGAACCCCAAGACGTTCTTCCGCTACGAGCAGTACATCAAGGCCCTGGCCCTGACCCTGGCCCCGGACTTCGACCTGACCGCCCGCTCCTTCGCTGCTGAACTCAACAAGGCCAGCAACGAGGGCATCTGCTTCCAGGTCACTGTCACCATCGAGGAGTCCGCTGGCTATGCACCGCGCAACGCCATCAAGTACCTCAAGCCCGCTGACATGGACCTGATCCAGCACGTCGCTCGTGCTCAGCGCCATGACTCAGCCACTGACGCTGCTGCTCAGCCCTCCAAGCTCAGCATCAATGATCAGCAGTCCTCGCCCGATGAAGACCGCCAACTCATCTGACCCGCAATGGGGGTGGGTACCTGTGCCCACCCCCATTACCACCACAAGGAGAACTCGCCATGTCCTTCTATCGAATCAACGACATCCGCCAGTCCGACATTGTCGGTAACACCCTTTCACTCGGTAACATCCCCATCCGTCTCGAGTCCGGCCGTATGGAACTCGTCGACCCCAACAACGCTGTCCCAGCCGTCGACCCCGACGGTTGCGACACGCCCAACTTCTCGCTCCGCACCTGCGACTCGACCCACGCCGAGCGCCTCCGTTCCCTCAACCACGCCACCCGTCGCTCCGCCAACACGCTGCTCATCCAGCGTCTTGGCCACCGCACGGCCCTGGCCTTCATCCAGCAGGACGACACGCTGTCCCGCTCCATGGCTGCGTTCTTCGGTCGCTTCAACGCAGGCGACATCGACGCATCCAATCTCCCCCCACGTGTCCGTGACCGCAACGCCAACCCGTTCCTCCCTACCTCCGGTGACCCTGACTTCCGTCGCCGCTCTGGTTCCTATCGCCGCTATCGCCGCTGTGACTCACACCCGCAGTTGCTCGACTCATCGTGGGTCGGGCCTGCTTCTCGCCACTCCTCGGAGATCATCTAATGTCCAACCCACTCATCCATTCCATTGCCATCAGCACCGCAACAGGAGACGGCACAATCATCTCCGTCTCCCGCACACGCACCCGTGGCAACGTCGTCGTCGCTGACCGCGTCGATGCTTGTGACTACGACTGCTTCGCCTCAACGCCATTCGGTGGCAAGTCCGGTGTCCAGCACGAGATCCTCACCCAGCAATCCCCCGATCACTGCACCCCTGAGCGTGTGTGGGTTGAGTTCTTCGACCTGCTGTGCATGAAGCTCATGATGGCCGCTGCCATGCGTGGCACCAACATCCTCAAGGAGCAGGACGACCTCGGTCCTATCTCCCTGCCCGGCCAGCCCGATCGTGTCGGTCTGGTCGTGGTCCTGCCCAAGAACGCCAATGAAGAGGACATCTCCATCAACGGCAAGTACATGCCCGAAGTCCTCAAGGCCATGGGCTTCAACCCCAAGCCTGCCGCTTACCTCAAGCCCAAGCCACCAACCTTCGACCCGCTCTACAAGGACTCGCCCTACCCGGACGACTACAACGATCTGCCCTCTGACCCCAAGTCCCCCTTCTGAAAGGAACCCCATGTCTGACCCCATCATGTCCCGTCTTCTCGAACTCGAGAAGAAGCACAACGCCACCATCAACACCGTCCACAAGCTCTTCGAGAACCAGACCAGCCTGATCATGGCTGTTGACAAGAAGTACGAACTCGTCCGCACGCTGCTCACAGAAGTCCTCGAACTCATGAAGAACCAGATCTCCAAGGAGACCACCAAGTGAACATCTCACCCACCGCACGCGCCGCAATCCTCGCTCGCATCAACGCTGTCAAGGCAGCCACACCCATCACCACACGGAAGGACACCATGCCCCCCACTATCGAGCCCGAGACCCACAAGCCCGCCTTCGACGACGGCCTCTTCGCCGCCACCACCGACGGCATCTCCGTCACCGGGACCACGCCTGCCACCCCCACTGAGCGCATCGACCTCGAACTCGATGACAACCTCAAGTCGTTCCTCATGTCCATCGGCACCTCCACCGGCATCGAGAACCTGCGCCTCATCGGTCCCGCCGGCTGCGGCAAGACCTCCATCGGTCAGTGGCTCGCACAGGAAACCAACAAGCGCCTGCTCATCATGGACTGCTCCGTGATCCGTGAGCCACGCGATTGGTTCGGCTTCCGCACCGTCCACAACGGCAGCATCCGTTGGCAGGACACCGAGTTCGTGCGCGCCGTCACCTCCGGCAACTGCGTCATCGTCCTCGACGAGCTCAACCGTGCACCCGCCTCCGTGCTCAACGGCCTGATGCCCCTCCTCGATCATCGTCGTGCCTCGTGGATCGAGGAACGCGGTGCAGCCGTACGCGTCGGACCCAACACCACGTTCGTTGCCACCACCAACATGGGTGCCAAGTATCTCGGTGCCTCGCCCGTTGACCTGGCCCTCCGCGATCGCTTCTCGCGTGTCGTCGAGGTCACCTACCTGCCCACCACCAAGGAGGCCATGCTGCTCCAGCGTCGTACCACTCTTGACATCGACTCGTGCGTTGCCCTCGCTCACATCGCCTCCAACACCCGTGGCAAGAACTCCACGCACGAGCCCATCTCCACCCGTGAACTGCTGGCTGCTGCCTCTGACATTGCCAAGTACGGCCAGCAGTCCTTGCGCTACACCATCCTGTCCAAGATCGAGGACCACTCGAAGCGCGCAGCGATGGCCACTCTCCTCGCCGGCAAGTTCCCCGGCCTCGTCTCCGACACCGTCACCACCACCAACACGGAGCCCTTCTAATGTTTCAACGCATCCTCGACAACTTCGACATCGATACCAGCGGCTGGTTCGACACCGACGAGGGGGTTGCCAAGCGCAACCTCCTCAACCGCACGAGTGAGATCACCAACAAGATCTGGTCTCTCTGGGCTTGCCGCCCCATCCGTGTCCACTACGTGCCCATCGACACTATTCAGCGTCTCTCCATCACATCCGCCATCGACGCCTTCGCTAGCCACATGGACCGTTTCGTAGCCGACTGGAGGCGACAGCCCAATGCCGGCGAGAAGATTGACATCGTCAACAACTTCATCAATGCCTATCGACACGGCGACATCTGGGACAACCCCAACACACCTTATGACCCAATGAGCGACCAAGGACCCGGCATCTACATCCCGGGCAGTCTCATCTCTGATCGCATGCTTGACCACGTTCCCGACATCTACACCCTGGCCGATGCCATCACTGGCTATGGCCTCGAGTCCATGGAGCGTGACAACGCATGCCTCAACATCGGTTACGACGGCCTCATGTTCGTGGCCGCCGCACTCAAGTCCAGCAACTTGCCACCCAACAGCAGCAACATCACTGACCCACGCTCCGTCCATGCCGACTGCATGCTCGACATCTGGTATGCAGCCTGTGTCCGTGACATCCGCACCAAGATCCTTACCCAATGGCCGGGCTGGCACTCCATCTTCGAAGCCCAAGACTCCGTGCTCCTTCCCCCCACGGAGGAGGTTGCCTCGGCCGTCAAGACCAAGAGCAAGTACCGTTCGGAACTGCGTCGCTTCTGCATGGCCCTTGCATGGAACCTCAACGCTGCACCCGACCAGCGCATCCCGTTCCCCAAGCAGTTCAAGTCTGCCTATGACATGGCCGTCCAAGCGTGGCCCGGCATCGTCTCCAAGTGTCGCACCAACGAGGACCACATCTTCGCCATCAGCCAACTCGTCCATGACCTGTCTCGCATCCTGTCCCCCCACGAGGAGAAGCCCAAGCGCAGTACCACTCCTCGTCGTGGCAGCAGCGGACTCGGTCTCGACGGTGCCCCCGACAAGGACGAGTCCTTCCACCGCAGGCAGACTGCAAGCGGTGACTCCGTCATCGAGCCGTCCAAGGAAGAGGCCGACGCTGACCCCACCAACTCGCCCTGTGTGGGCATCCCCCCACCATCCATCTTCTACGACATGATGACTGAAGAGCAGATGGCTCCCGTTCTCGCACGCAATCCCAAGTTGCTTGAGTACGCAGTCAAGTCCAAGCGTCTGCAGGACAAGGTCCGTGCTCCCATCGCAGAGGCCATCAGTGCTGCTGCGTGGCACGTGCCTGCCCCACCGCCCACTGACCACGCTCAACTCCAGGGTGTGCTCGACGAGGGCAGCCTGCTCAACCTTGCAGCCTTTAACGATCCGCGCATCTTCTCCATCCCCCCCGAAGCAGGCCACGGGCAGATCGCCATCGCCGTCGTCCTCGACTCTTCCTCGTCCATGTCCCTCAACGTCTACCCCACGGAGATCAACCCATCCACCAACAGGTACGAGCCCAGTCACAACGTGATGCAGGAAGCACTTGCATTCCTTGCCGGTCTCAAGGACGGACTGGCCCGTGCATCCAACGTCTCGCTGTCCTCCTTCGCTTACTTCGGCGGTTGTGTTGCCGATGACAGCGACTACATCCTGCACACCAAGTCTGATCCATCTGCAGACAGCAGTCTCTCCGTGTGCAACATGCGTCGCCTCGACACTGACTCGGCTCTCCTCTACTCGTACCCCATGGGTGGCACTCCGTCTGCAACCGCGATCAAGTCTGCGTCCGATTACCTCTTTGCTCACCACCCCGACGCAACCAAGATCATCATCCATCTCACTGACGGTGCACCCTGCGGTGGCGTCGAAGACCCTTATCACAACCAGGAGTCCTTCGACGATGGCATCTCCAGCGTCCGCCACATCGTTGACAACATCCCCATTCCCGTGTTCACCGTAGGCTTCGGCTTCGGCATTGATGCACAGACTCTCCGTCAGCAGTACAATCACGACAAGTGGTTCAAGGTTGAGTCCCCGCTGGATGCCGTGCCCGTTGCATGCCAGCTCATCACAGGAATTGGTCAGTGTCTTGCCAACCAGTAGAAGGATCCGCACTATGCCATCTGAAGCCAACGGAACTAACTTGCGTACTCTGTGGCACGCTTTCAAGCAGCGACCCATACCCGCCATCACACTTGTGGATCTGCGCCATGAGGACACAGGAGCCCGCTACCCAACCCTTTGCATCATCGAGTCTCACCCCGACGGTGACAAACTCTTCCCCTACGCCTTCATGATCGACCGTGATCAGCACGAACTCTGTCGCAAGCTCATCGTGCCCGATCAGTACGAAGCCATCTGGGATTGGTGCATCCCCCCACAGAAGGAGCCCGCATGAACCTACCACTGCTGCCCTCCGCCCCATCCTGCACTGCCTGCGAACTGCACAAGCACGCGAAGAACCCTGGAGTCCCCGGGGTTTTTCTTTCTGATTCACTGCCACCCTCACCCACCACACCCATGGTCGCAGTGCTCGGCATGAACCCAGGCTTCCAAGAGGACCGCTTCAACGAGCCATTCGTTGGGCCATCAGGCAAGATGCTCAAAGAGATCTACCTCCCATCCATCCTGCCTCACGCCTCGGTCATCCTTCTCAACGCAGCCCGCTGCTACACGCCAGCCGCAGCCCCGCCAAAGCCCCGTCACTTCCGCACTTGTTTCCCTGCCTTCTCTGCTCAGGATCTCAATGCCGTTGGCCAACTCATTGCCCCCCACGTTCCCAAGATCCTGCTCTGCGTCGGTGCCCACGCCATCTCCACTGTCACCAAGTTCACACAGCCCAAGCCCTGGTCGCTAACCTCTGCATTCAACCGACAAGGTACACCGACCGGACTATGGGGAGACTGGCAACTCTTCACCACGTTCCACCCAGCCGCAGTTCTCCGCTCACGCAACCTCCTCCACCCCGTCGCAGACCACATGACCCTCGTGCACTCAGCCCTCATCGGCCAGATGCCCGTAGCATCCAGCCCACGCATCGTCACCCCCTTCTCACCCATTGACTATGCACAATCAAATCCATGAGTTCCAGCAACTCATCCCAGTCAACACCCCACTAGGTGAGGGGTACCTCCTGTACATATGCAACCCAGGTATGTACACCAACTCGTGCTACGCAGTGGTCCTTGACGACGGACGCATCCGCCACTTCATGGATCACCAGATCACAGTCATCCGCAACGACACACTCCAGATCTACCCAAAGGAACCCAATGAAAGCTGACAACAACATCGACGAGATCCGTGACACGCTGCGTGTCCTTCGCAACCGCCACGCCAACGAGGACGCTACTCTCCGCGCATACAACACCATCGAGTACTGCCTCGAGCAGATCTTCAACTACTGCCACAAGCAGATTGAAGACGGCTACATGCGCAACCGTGATCTCAACAAGCGCAACACCCAACTCCTCTCCAAGATCCAAGAACTCGAGGCTCGTGAACAATGAAGAAGAAGAAAGACATGATCAAGGATGCAGCCGAACTCCTTGAGGATATGGACGACGCATTCCTTGACTACACCCTCGAAGAGTTCAACGACTTGGAGTGCGCGTTCGATCTGATCGACCGAGCCCGCACCTTCCTCACCGACTACCTCAATCAAAAGGCTGCCCCATGAAACTGATCTCCCTTGACATCGAGACGTACGGCTCATGCGTCGCCAACGCCAAGGGTCAGTCTCTCCCCTCCCAATCCGTGTTCCATCCTCAGCGCGCCATGCAAACCGACGGCGTCTTGAAGGACAACATGGTCCTCACTTGCACCATCACCACCGAGGTCCACTCGTGCCCGTGCGCCAAGACTTACCTTGCCCACGTCACCATGGACAAGGCCAAGCCCTGCTGCACCTTCACGCTACACATGGATGTAGAAAAGGATCGCGTACTCCTGCATCGTTGGCTTACCTGGGCCGACACGATCCTCGGCATGAACCTGCCCTTTGATCTGCAGTTCCTTCGCGCATGCGATCACCGCTTTCAGTTCGCTCTGCCCCCACACAGCAAAACTTTGTATGACCTCTCGATCCTTAACTATCTGCACTCGGAACTCAGGCCAGAGCGATCCCTCAAGTCTCTCGGTCCTGTCCTCGGTACTCATGCGTACAAGCGTACCATCAAGGATGGCAAGTTCAGGTCCCCCCACGATCCGCAGTTCCTTGACTACGCAGCGCAGGACACGCACAACACCCTGCTCGCCTCAGCCGAGTTGGCCCGTCGCATCCTGATTGACTGGCCCGACACGGACAAGCTCTCGCCCTACTGCATCCAACATTACTCCGACTGCCTGTGGACCATCATCACCATGTCCGAGGCTGGTATCCCCATGTCCCGCGAGGACCTGACCGACATGCGTGAGACCATGCTCATCGCCTCCGACCTGGCGATGAAGTCCGCTGAGTACCACGGTGTCCAGCTGGAGGGCACCGGTTCTGCCAAGAGCAAGACCGCTTTCCTAGACGAATGCGTTCAGAAACTAGCGCTTCGTAACATTGACGTCCTGTCCCACCCCCTGGCCCAGTTCACGGAGAAGACTCGTGCGTTCTCATTCTCTGATGCCAACCGCAACCTGATCCGTGGCTTCCTCCTCGACACCGATGAGAAGGAAGTCGCCGTACTCACAGCTGCAGCCGCTCATCAGCGCGCACAGAAGATGCTCTCCACCTACATTTGGCCCCTGCTCGAGGGCAAGCGCAACAAGCCCGAGGACAAGTCGTCCACCATTCTCCCGCTCCCATACCCCGGCGAGGCTGACGGGCTCGCCTTCCCAGTCTGGTATCCCGTGCCATCCGCCTCCAAGGACGCCTCCGGCTCTGAGGGTGGCACCATCCAGGGACGCATCACATGCAAGAGTCCCTCGGCCCAGACCTTCCCCCCTGAGATCAAAGCCTGCATCAAGTCCCGCTTTCATGGTGGCACGATCCTGTCTCTCGACCTCTCGCAGATCGAGCTTCGCGTAGCTGCCCTGTGCTCCGGCGACAAGTCCCTCCTTGCCGCCTTCAATGACGGACTCGACCTGCACACAGACCGAGCCGTCCAGTTGTTCGGCGCGGACTCTATCACCCGGCCTAGCTTCAAGAAGCTGGAGCGTCAAGTGGGCAAGACCATGAACTTCGCCGACTTGTTCCTCGCCTCCCCCTTCCGCATGCGCATGTCCGTCCATGAGATGACCGGCCAGCTCATGCCCATGTCCTTCTTCGAGCAGGTAGCCGAGACCCGACCCGACGCCCGCCCTGGCCTCCATGCCTGGCAGCAGTCCCTCCTCCGCCGGGTCGACTCCGACGGTCACCTTACCCTGCCCTTCACCGGCCAGTCCCGCACCTTCGTGGGGGGAAGCGCCGAGCACCTCAACGAGATCGTTAACTTCCCCATCCAGACCCAGGCCGGCAACACCCTGCTCGCCATCCAGCGAGCCATCGCCCCCCTGTTGTCCCCCCACGTCAAGATGTTCCTCCAGATCTATGACGCGGTCTACCTCGACGTCCACCCCTCCGTCGACCTTGACACCCTCAAGTCCAAGATCAAGTTCCACATTGAGGAGGTCCGTGACCGTGGGTACTGGGCCAAGCTCCAGTCCCACTACGGCAACACGGTTCCCTTGGAGTACGACTTCAGCTAGGCTACGGGGGTGAACAACGAACTCACGATCCTCGTGGACTCCAGGGAGAAAAAGCCGCTGCCCTTTCCGGAGCACCTTCCGTCGCTTCGGTCGGACCTGCCTGCTCTCTCCCGGAGTTCACGAACCCACCGCCTCAAGACCGAGAAGGTCACGCTCGTCACCGGGGACTACGCACTCAAGGGGTACGAAGCCGCCTGTCTAATCGAGCGGAAGGGTTCACTAGCCGAGGTGGCAGGGAACTGCTTGACCGCCGACGGTCGCCGCAAATTCACAGCGGCAATGGACCGACTCAAAGAAGCCTGCTTCTACCCCTACCTCCTGCTCGAGGGGAACCTGCTCGACACCATGAACCCCACCAAGGATCTGCCCGATCCTTGGAATGCGATCGACGCACTGCATCGCATCCTGCTTGAAAGAAACATTGGTCTGATTCTCTTACCGAACACCAGCATGAGTGCACGCCGTGCCGTAGCCGAGTGGGCAGTACGCCTCTTGGTCAACGCGGCACTGTGCCCTATACTCCCTGCTAACCCCCTCTCTAAGGAACACAACAATGGCAGAGATCAACCGTCAGCGAGTTCAGGAAAACTACACCCCGTGGTCGAGTGTGACCAATCCGAGTCGCGCCAGTGACTTCGTCATCCTGAACACCAACCTTTCCACTTCCAACCGTGGCGACGCTACAACTGGTGTGTTCGCAGAAGCTATCTGGGACGCTGATCTCACTCCTGGCGCAGCTAACCATACCAATATGATTGCGGTTGATGTTCCAGTAGATGCTCGTGTGTTTGTGCCCTTCTGGATTGCAACTGCAACCGCAACCTCAATTGACGGTTCAGCCCCTTGCGCTATTACCCAAATTGCAACAACTGCTAGTACCGGTGCTGGTAAGGTGCAGATTTATGGATCTGTCCCGGTCAGTAGTCAGTTCAATAAGGCGCTGCCAAGCAGCATCGTAACTAATGCCGCCCCCAACTACCAACCTTCTGTGACTGTTCCTGTCATGGGTCTCTATCTGGCAGCAGGCACCACAATTGCCCAATACAGCGCCAGTACTGGTGCACCTACCGGCCAGGTTTCCATGTTCAACCAGTACTTGGATGGCACCGATGGTGGGGTTGTAACGACTATTGCCCCAGTTACTTTTCACACGTCGACTTTGACTTCTTGGGGATACGTCGCAAACACTACGGCCACTGGAACTAGTGGACTCTCTGTCCCCAATCCGTGTGGTATTCCTGTGAATGGTCTTACTCGGATTACCTGTGCTGTGGTTGATGCTTTTGGTTTTACGCTTACAGTATCCGACGCCAATAACACCGGTGCCACGGTCAGCAATGCACGTGTGATGCTGGGTGGATTCTTTGCTGGATAAACCCCTTTAGGAGAACAACATGCCGCCTGAGTTCCGGTCGACCCCAGTGGGGTCGCGCGATCTGCTCGCCCAGCACGGTCTGGTTGAGCGTCGTCCCCCCGTCCGATCATCCGACTTCCGTTCGCTCGGATCTCCGTTCCACTACTACCTCACTCGCAAGCTGGGCCTGGTCCCGGCGCTGCGCTACAGCGTGGCCCTCTCGCAGGGCACTTGGTTCCACGCGGCCCTTGAGATCCTCCTGCAGCCGGGCATGACTGGGGACCAAGCACACACCCAGTACAAGGCCAAGCTCGAGATCCGCATGGACGAGCTCCGCAATGTGTGCACCACCCTTGCCATGGGTGACGCACGCATCCGTGAGATCCTCGCCACTGAAGAACAGGACGCCACGTGCGCTTGGGTCTGGGCCCTTACGACCAAGGACATGCCCATCAACGGGGCCATCTCCAATGGTCGCACCCTGCACGAGTTCCTCTCGGATCCCAACTTCACGCCCATCTGTCAGGAGTGCATCCTTCGCACCCACATGGAGGTGGACGACAAGCGTGTGGCCCCCATCGACTGTGTCATGCAGCCCGATCTCCTGCTACACCACCACACCCAGAACTCCCTGTGGATCGTGGACTACAAGACCACAGGCATCAGCCCCCGCATGCGTGCCGCGTCGTGCCCCATCGAACCACAGACCCAGCACTACATGCACATCTTGGACCACATGGTCAAGACAGGTCAGCTCCAGGCCAAGTACGACCTGCCCTCGGACGTCACCGTGGGGGGCATGCTTCACGCCATCATCCGCAAGCCCACCATCTCCTTCGGCCAAGGCGACCGGGACTACATCTTGGACACCACTCCCTTCAAGAGTGGACCCCGCAAGGGCGAGCCTCGCAATGAGAAGGTGTACACCGGCGAGCCCCGGCTGGAGAACTACCTCGAGCGTTGCCGCCAGTGGTACCGGGGCGAGAAGGACTACATCCACCTGTCAGGCGACCGGATGGCTGACCCTGTCATCGACCTGTCCTTCACCAGCGGTACAGCCCTGATGGATCCCCACTGGACAGCCCAGTACAGGGCCCGGTTGGCTGCGGTGAATAAGTGGAGAATCGCCGCAATTGAACCACATGAGTATCCGTGGCCCACAGAAGTTCACGGATCTGGTACACTGGACACCTACGCCCCCTTCGTCCTGCGACCTGTCACGGAATGGCCGGACATCGTACTGCAGGAGGGGTTCCTCGTTTCGGACCGGGACACACCACAGGAGACAACTAATGACAACGGATCCGTATCCGCCCAGCAAACTGCAGCGCAGTGAGTTTGGTACTTTGCTCACCTCTGTGCTGCAGCAAATCATCAAGCCCGCACTTGCCGAGTTGATTCGCACTGACCCTGAGATCACCAACAAGTCCACGTTGCACACTGCATTCAAGAAGTCCACGCAGAGCACCGTGTCTTTCTCCACGTTCAACACGTGGCTCGAAGCACTTGGCATTTCCTTCCGCAAGGTTGTGCAGATCGAAGGCATTACTCCAGTCCCCGCCCCGGGCGGGGGGGCCGGCCCCCGCCCGGATGCAGGGGAACAGGATGTCAAGTTTGACAACGAAGAAACTTTTGATTTCCGCCCGTCGCGGGGATTCGGTGACGCTTTCGGTGAGATTGCACGCAACTCAGGAGGATTCCAATGAGCATTCATCAGACAACAGCAGCAGGTACCGGCCCCGTTCGGGCATACAAGGGGCTAGGATTCCAGGGTGGACCTGGTCTCTATTCGCTCCGTAATCTTTTCGGCATGGTCGTGGGTGAGCAGAACTCTGGCAAGTCTTACTTGTTCCAGTCCTGCCCCGACGCCTTTGTCATCAACCTCGATCTCTCGAGCACCGTGTCCCCCCACGCCAAGTGTGCAGTGTGGCCCGGCATTGGTATTGATGGTCGTCCAATGGACGTCGACGGAAAGCCGCTCATCATTACCTGGGACCACGTCGAAGCCAAGATCAAGCAGCTATGTGATATGGCTAAGAACGGAGACGAGCGTCCCTCAATGGTCGTCATTGACACCATGATCCCGATGATCCGTCTGCTCAAGCCGTGGGTTGCACGGCAGATGGGCAAGGAACTCTTCGAGCAGGCACATGGCCCTGCTGCGTGGGAGCGTCTGTACGACACGGTGATTGATGTGGCTCACCGTCTGCGCTCACACGGTTACGGCGTTTGGCTGCTCGCCCACCTGTCCCGCGACTGGGTGGAGATCGGCGAAGGATCCAAGGTAGAGGAGCACTACCTGTCCCTGCCTCCCGGCCTGCGGGAGCGACTGTCCAAGGTGGTAGAAATCATTGCACCCATGCGCTCGGAAGTGCGCGAAGTCTCCACCGTGGAACCAACAGTTGTTACCGTGGCCGGGAAGCAGGTTACGCAGAATCGCACTGTCACCAAGCAGACGATCACGCGTACCATCTCGTTCCGTGACCCGCGCTACCTGCGACTCATCCGTACTCGCACTCTCAAGCCGATGCAGGACATCGACGTGACCAGTGCAGTTGACCCTTGGGGCTTGTTCGAAGAAGCCTACAAGACCGCCAACACTCCCTGACCCCCGGAAGGGCTGGGGGTGGGCCCTCGACGGTGTCCCACCCCCGCCTCCCGATTACTCAATCGACAAGTCCGTATAACGTGTCGATTGTTTCGTTGATTTCGTTCCGTGTCTCATTTCCATTTTCATCTCCTTTCACGAAAGGTTTACTGTCATGACTATCAAGTCCACCATGTTCGCTGCGTACAACAACTCCTTCGCCTCGGTCGAGGCCAACACCGAGGGCTCCGGCGCAGGCTGGCGTCCCGATGCCGGTGACCATGCCGTGCTCGTCACGGGCATGACCATCGAGGAAGGAGAGTTCAAGCAGAAGGACGGCCAGTTGTTCCCGTCCATCGACATCACGTTTCAGTACCAGATGGTCGAAGATCCGGGCAGCCCCGAGCCTCGCAGCTTTACGGGTGCCCGTTTCCAGATGCCCGCTGACCCGACCCAGTTGACCGACGAGGGTGCCAAGACCCGCGCTCGCATCGAACTGGAGCGCATCAAGGGCCACCTGACCACCCTGATTGGCCGTCGTCCTGAGAATCTGCAGATGGCTATGCAGACCGTGCAGGAGCGCATCAACAACGGCAACGTGATCCCGGTCAAGCTCCGTGCGCGTTACGACGAGAGCAAGGCCAAGCCCGGCACCAAGTACTTCAAGGAGTTCTTGGTCGCCCCGCTGTCGCTGTCTTGATTCCAACGCCATGACTTGCTCTGTGGGAAGCAGTCACTACGATGGCGAGCAATCGTCCCCCCACGATCGCCCCCTGGATTACCCGACCGGTGTCCAGGGGGCTTCCTTTTGCAAGTGGGTCCATGCTGGAAACGGCATGGCCCATATTCAGTTAGTCCGCCCTGACGCCCGAAACCCCCGGGCCCTACGATTCTGGACCACGATCAAGGGTTCCGGCACCCCCTACCCCCCAGTCCCCACCTCCCCCCGGCGTAGCCTCCACAGAAGCCGGTGTGCCCTCGACTTGTGGGAGACCCCCCATCCGCTGGGGGGACGCTCCCAGTGGCTCTTGGCGTCCTGGGCAGCCCAGGAGCCAGCCCCTGCCCTAGATAGGGTCAAGGAGTGGCTGGAGCGCTCGGAGCCCGTACGGGGCAACGTAGTGCGTCTGGCGGACAGCCTAGACTTCACGGCCTTTCTGGAAGGCGGGCGCTGGCGAGTCGCCTCCTTTCAGATCCCAACCCAGATCCGGGATGCCATGGACGGCATCCTTGGGTCTGCGGTCCGGCTATCCCCCAAGTCCTGCCAGTGGTCGGCACGTGCCACCACGGACGCCAAAAAATTCCAGTTCTGGTACCGTATATGAACGAAATACTGCTAGGCTCCAACCCTGAGATGAAGCCACAGTATCGGCACCGAGTCAACGGCGGACCTCGGACCCCACGCTCCGACATGGGGTCCAAGAAGTCTGAGCTGCAGGCTCACGCCGACATGCTCGAGCGCATGGTCACCCGGTTCTCAGAGCGCATCCGTGTGCTCGAGGGACTGCACACCATGCGTGTGGAAGAGGCGGGCCTCATCATCTCGTCCGTGTTCATGCTGTACCAGCGGTGGCGCGATGAGCACCCCGACGAACCGGACCGTGGCGAGTCCTTCATGGTGTGGATGGAACGACTGACCGCCGAAGAGGTTGTCTCATACGCCATGGGTAAGTGGGACTCACTGCCCGGGAACGTTGAATGACGGATTGAACTGGCGAATCGACTGACGCTGACGCGCCGTGTCCGAATTCTCCAGCCCACCCGGGGGCAAGCCAAACTGCTCTGACATTCCAGACAGCGACTGCTGGTACTGCTCACGCATATCAGCCGGCATCGTGTCAAGCATGCGCTCTGCGAGAGGGGCTGAGCGCAACTGCACGGCACGATCCCACTCGCTGCTCTTCACAGTCATGGGCACGCCATATCGCTTCTTGTATTCCGCCTCGATGACGCCGGCACCAGACATGTTATTGCCTAGCACCGCGTCCTTGTACTTCCGGCGCATGTCCACCATCTCCGCACGGTTGGCCAGCAGGAACTTGGTGGCCTCCATGGGCGACTGGAACTTCTTGAAGTCTGCACCAATGCCCCGCATCACCAAGCTCAGCGGCGAGTCAAACGACTGCAACGTGCCATCATCACGGTACACCGGCACCTGACCCTCAGGCGTGCGGTTGCCCCAGTCAGCGTACTGCGACTGCAACAAGCCGAAGGGTCCACCACCTGGGACGGCGGGCAGTGCACCCAACGCCTTCTGCAGGGTGACGCCACCCGGTACCAGTCGGAACGCCGCCTGTCGGATCTGCTCCCGATCACCTTGGAGTAGTCCCCCCACGAGTTGTACCGGAATGTCGATCACTGGGGGGACGGGGATTCCCTTAGTGAAGAACTGGTTGGGCAACTGGGAAATGGCGGCACCGGACAAACCGGGAGAGAGGTCGAGGCCCAGAAGGTTCTTGCCCACCTCGTAGCCCACTGCGCTCAGACCCAGGATGCGCATTGCGTCACCGGCCAGAGCTGGGATCTCGCCGAACACCGGGCCACCAATCTTCTGCAGACCGAACTCACGCACGCCACCACCCATCTGCTGCGACAACATGAAGTTGCCGATGGTGCGGCTGGGGTACTGCAGGAACATGCGGAGGAAGGGATTGCCCAGCACCTCACCCTTCTGGAACATCTTCATCTGGGTAGCGGGGCTGTAAGAGAAGTTCACCATCGACTGCAGTTCCTGGATGTGATCCAGAACGCGGCTCGTGGGCAGGTTCATCCCCGTACTCTTCTGCATCTTGTTGTACCAGCTGTACCCAGCCTCGGCGACCACGATGCGGTTGAGGGCTTCAGCGGTCTGGAACAACTTCAGGGGAGCATCAATGGTCAGGAACTTCAACAGACCGGGCTTGCCCTCAGGCGGCTTCGAGTACACAGCAGATTCGAAAGTGGACATCACACCCGGGGTAATGCCGATGAGGTCACGGCCGTACGACTCCTTGCCCGCAAGACGGATGTGCTTCTGCCACAACTCCATCTGGGTCTGGGGGTCAATACGCAGTGGATGCTTGGCACGCTCCGCCAGGTAACCACCCATCTGCTTGAGGGCGGTGCCGTATGCCTTGATGATCTCGGGCGAACCCATCCACGTGGCTGCCCACTGGAAAGGCTGCAGCATGTTCCACGCGGCAGACGCCATGTTGAAACCCAGGTGGGTGGCGTAGAGGTAACCCGTCAGACCACCAGCAGCGTGGGCCGCATCCAGTTCGTATGCCGACATGTTGCCGTAGTCGCGCATCTGCTTGACCATGGCCTTGCCCAAGTAGCCGCCGTTGTTCTCGATCCACTTTGCGGGGGCCGAGTTGGCGGTGGAAAGTGCTAAGTTGCGGGCCTGCTGACTCATCTGCAGACCAAACATCTGGGTAGGCTTGGTGCCACCAAACAATGAGGGGAGCACACCCTTCTCAAAGTATTCTCGGGTAGCCGGCGACTCACGGCCCATGACCACGTCAATTGCATCCGCCATGCTAAGACGGGTAGGTGTTGTTTCCCCTAGAAGAGCAACGTCAGGCCGCAAGCTAGTTTGACCAAGAATTCGCAGGTCATTCTGCAAGCTATTTATTCTGCGCTTCAAACTTTGAATGGCTTCAAGTTGACGGGGGGTTGGACTGGCAATATCCGTAAACGTTTTAAGACGCTGGTGTGCCTGCCGAAGATCTCCACGCAAACCAGGGGCAAGCTCGTGAGTCTGAAGAGTCTCTGGAACAGTGTATTCGTTTCCCGTCATTAACTCAGGATCAACACCCATCTGCTTCAGTCGACGCTTGGTTGTAGTGCTAAGTTCATTAACTTCGTTGAGTCGACTACCTGCAAGTTGTTGGGCACGAGGACGTCGAACTGCCCCAAGAACAGTTTCACGTAGTGCGGGCGTAATCTCAAGGGCGTGTAAGCCAATGGCCGAGTGCATGTCGCCCACGTAGTGACGCATTGCCAACTCGTGGTTAAACGTGTGCGTTGCTACACGACCAGTAGTTACCCTTTGCAACTCGTTATTTGTGCGCGCCATCACTTCTTCAAGAGTTGCGTCTTGGTACCCAGGTACAACAACGTTTGCCTTACGGTTGCCAATAAGACGCTCAATAATCTTTAGATCGTTTGGATCTACAGGCAAAGCATTGCCTCGACGGGGCAGTGCCACACCCGGAACTTCCATTACGTCTTTTGCCCCACGACCACGAAGAATGGCGTCCGCGTCAGTAGGCCCAATACCAACCAGCTTGCCTTTTTCTTTTCCATAAAGGCTAAAAGTGTTACGGGGCATGTACGCAGATTCCATCTGAGGCCCCAACGTCCTACGAATCAAATCGTAAACATCGTCCAACTTGATACCTGGAGTGCCACGACGCAGCGCTTCCTTTGCCCACTCTGGCAAGATTCGATCAATGGTGTCCATGCCCACAAGTGAGTCAAGAGTCCACTCTTCAAGCGTGGGATTTTTCTTGTTGCCACGTTGTGCACGCATCCAAACACGGGCAACTTTCTCGGGATCAATTTGAAAGTTAGGAGGAAGTTCGTTGTTGGGCCCCAACACGCCAAACATGTACTTTTTCATTTCCAGCCGATATTCCTCACCGGCCTTCGCGTAGTTTGCAAACTCCTCTTCAACACCGTTTCTACGAGCCCATTTCATTGCAAGGTCCTTGTCCAAACCTTCCACGTTGAAGATGTTCTGCACATCGTCTTCAAGGACGCGGTACTTAGGCAACTCAGCCCTAGGCCCATGCACACTGCGGATTAAGTCGTGAGCGGCCCGGAGTGTGTCTCGGTCATCAACGGTAATAGGAGCACTGAGCAGTTCATGCTCTACACCCGCAGCATCCGTAATCTTGGCTCCAACTGAAAGCTTGCTTTTGACCTGCTGATACTCCGCTTCTGTAAGCGTGCGGGCAATCTCGCGTCCCCCCACTTTTAGTTTGGCGACTCGAGTGAAGCCGACCTTGGGGAAGTTGGTGGTGCCGCCGTCAAGGCTGCCCGAAGCCCACATATGAGAAAGAAGGTTCAGCTCTTCAAGGAAAGCGCGGGTTTCAGGATTATCTGGGCGAGTAGGGTCAAAGTCGGTGACTCCGTGCTTTGCCTTCAGTGCCTCCACAAGTTTGCCACGCGCTGCGCCCACAACGTCTGCTTGCTTCTGCTGAAGCTTGAGCAGGCGGGACGTAACGGACTGCACGATCTCGCTGGGTGCAGTGGTCTCCTGCATGCCCACGAGGGAGGCAAAGGGGGTGAGGCGGAAGAGCTCAGCCACCTTGCCAAATGCCCGGCCGGCAAACTTGCTCTTGTCTATTTCACCCAGACCTTGGATCAGCTTGCCACCCGTCTTGATGAACTGGCCGCGGCCGATGGGGCTCGTGAGGAACAGCAACCACACCAGCGGATTCATTGCCAAGTCAATGGTGGTGTCCATGACGGGGTTGCCGCCATGTGCCTTCTTCAGACGCTGGGCATAGGAGTCACGCTCAGCAGGACTCAGCGACTCCTGCGACATGATGGTGCGGATCGCACGACCCAGAGACCCCTCGCCGTCATAGATCTGTGTCAGAATTGTGGCCGGTGCATCGTAGATGCGAACCGGTTCAAACTCGGGGAATCCGTTGTCGTCGAGTTGTTGCTGCTGTGGTGTCATATGAAAAGGCCCCGGAGAGCTTTCGCGTCATCCGGGGCCCGTTCCGGGGGATCTTAACTCAGCGGCAGCAGCCGCCCTTCTTCGGGCCCTTCTTCTTCATGGCATTCTCCTTTCTTAAGCAAGACGTTCGCGGTAACGGATCTGCAGCGTACCAACATAGTTGGTGGTTGCAGCACCACGAGCCTCGATACCGATGACATTGCCAAGAGTCGTCGTGGTACCCACAGTAACAGGGCCCGGCACGACGTTGTTGGCTTCGGTCACCTCAAGGCTGTTAGGGGCTGCAGTCGGGATTGTAGTCAAGTTGCTGTTGATTGCACCCACCACGATGGTGTTGTCAGTTGCAGCAGACATTGGCGCCGTCAGCACCGACTTGAACGACGTAGCTTCACCCGATGCGCCAGTGCTGGTGCCTGTAGCAGCAGTGTTGATAATGACAGTGCCCGTAAGGTTGGTCGCACTAATTGGGTAGGTACCCAACTGGGAGATGTAAGCGTCAGCCGGGATGTTGGTAAGGACAGCACCGCTATCCTGATCCACCAGTCGATCGCCAACACTCAGCGAACCAGAAACGGTGCTAGCAATAGTCACCGTTGTACCAGCCGCGACTGAGCAGGTGTAAGTACCAGTCCAAGTCGCGCCAGTGGGGGTAGCACCTGGCATAAAACCGACGTCAATCGTCAGGCTTGCCTCGCCGTTACGAGTGATAAGACGAACGTCGTCGATGACGATCTGACGCTTCTCAACGTAGAGCAGCGGGGTAATTGCACCACGAGTGATGGTGCTACCGTGAAGGGGGAACGAGATCGTCTGAAACTGATCCTGATAGTGTTCGGCAACAACGGGGTTTTGTCCAGGCATTTGTTTATCCCATCAAATCGGACAGTGGGTCGGGTTGTGCGTAGCGTCCACTGTCCATAGACGCAGCTAGTTCTTTCATCAGATCCTGCCTAGGCCGTCCGCCCAGTACCACAGAACCCTTGGGCACACGTCGCCCAGCCATGACAGAAGTGTAGAGGTCGGGTGCTTGTCGTGCAAGTCGCATCTGGTTCTCGGCAAGCGCCTTCTCCATACGTGACTGCTCAAGCAACCGAGCAACCTTTTCTGACTTGGATTTTGCAACTGCATTATTCACCAGCTGATCAATCTGCGTGGTGTCCGGTTCCTTACGCAGCGCCAGTCGGGCACCTGCAATACCGGCAAGAGATGCAAGGGCAATGTTTCCTGCCGTGGGAGTCACAGCAGGTGCCACTGCACTCTTGATACTGCTTAGCATGCTGGAGATCTTGCGGGGCATTGGATTAGGGGTAGTTGATGCGGTTCGAACCAAAGTCCATCATGCCAGGGTTCTGTGGAAAGATACCTTCCATGGCAAACGCCTGCGCCAGACTCATGGGCTGGTTGTAAGAAATCTTGGCCAGCTGATCCTCGTATCCACGAGTCAGCGCCTGCAGATCCTCACGCACACCAGCCATAGGCAACTCGCTACGTGCGGCATCCAGCGTGCGCTGCGACTGCTGTTCTCCCAGCATCTGGTAGAAGTCACTCTGGGTATCGCCGTACGACTGGGATGCCTGACCCTCAAGTCCCCCCAGCAACGCCATCAAATCCTGGGGGGACGATCCACCGCCCTCCATTGGCATCTCTTCTCCACCCCCAGACATAGCGCCTAGGAGTTCAGGGAGAAGAATAAAGGGAAGAGCACCCACTGTTGCGGCAAGGCCCATCTTGCCAAAGCCCTTCAACTTTGTACCAGCCCCAGGCTTCAAACTCTTATAGGCTGCGCCACGTGCAGTGGTGCCTTTTAGCGCGCGCTCACCATAGCGCTTAAGAATGATGTCACGAGCTTTATCTGGACCAACTCGCTTTGAAACTCTTTTGAACTGGTCTTCAAGAAACTTAGCTTCAACTGCTGGAGTTGGAAGTGGGTTCTTGCCGCTGCCCGTAACTGTACCAAGTCCTTCTGAAAGGATGAGGGGCAGCAGCCACGAAGCGGCACTAGCAACGGCAGGGGCAATTGGGACGGGCATGGCTAAAGCACCATTGGTTCGTGGGGCAGAGTGCAGCCACGCCACGCACGGGCATATCGCTCTGCTACTTCAGGCAGTGTAACAGTGCCAATGTGTACAGTCGATACCCGCTCAATCGGATCGTACTTTGAAACGAGCATGGACCACGGTCGCTTCATGGCCCGGAGGTGGCGGATCTCCCAGAGCCAGGACCGCACAAGCTTCCCCCGCAGGTAAGGTCCCCCCACGACGAGGGGGAGGGGGGTGAGGTTGAGGATGGGCAAGTCGTGCCGGGTCTCGAGGTCGAAGGACCGGCCAAGGGCTAGGCGGGCAAAGCCGTCAGTAGCGTGGTCTCGGCACAGGTCGGCACTGAGAAGTCGCCAGTTGAACATGGCGGTAGATTAGCGACCCTTACGGAGTGCACCCAGTTCATTGGCCAACAACTCCGCCATTGCCCGGTTCTCGGCCTTCTTTGCTCCGGCGGTACCCAGCCTGTCAAGCCGCTGGGACTTGCGACCGAGGGCCAACTCGCGTTCAGCCTGCTTCTGCTGCAAGGCAACAAGTTCTTCCAGGGCCGAGCGGGTCCGACCAATCTGGCCAGCGGTTTGTGTACCCAGCATCTCCTTGATTGGGTCAAGCGCTGTCAGTTCGTAGGTAGTTCCTACCTTGGCACCAGTCAGAATTCCAAGCGCCTTGCCCAAAGACTTGGCCGTATGCACCTGGCCTTCCGTGACACTACCCAGTGCAAACCGGAGGTTGGACGCATCGTTTGCGACACCCAGCAGGGCTGAGTTTGCAATGGACTCGGGGCTAACGCCGGGACCCAGCTTTCCAAGCGCGGTAGCGTACTTCTCACGCATGCCCTGCATTTCGCCAAGGGTCACGTCCAGCACGTCGGCCAACTGACCTTCATAGCCGGGCTTGCCGTAGATAGCCATTGAAGCTTCCTTCAGCGAGTTGCGAACCATGTTGCCGTACTTGGCTGGGTCAGTGTTGTCAGGCAGATTCTTGATCATCTGCAAGTTGGACATGAGCTCGTTGATGGCGGGAGCAGCAGCCGTCTGGTCAAAAGCCAAGTTGCCATTAGCCAGCGTTTGCACCAACGCATTGCTAATTGTCTTGTTGGTAAAGCCGTGGGCTCGTGAGGAAGTCAGGGTGCTGGGATCAATCAATCCTTCCCCTGCAGTGAAAGTCCCGCCCTTTGCAAAGTAATCTGCAATGTTCTTGTTGGCAGCACCGGCCGCAGCAATCACCTCTTCTGACAACGCCCCGCCAGCAATTTGAGCCCGGGTACGTGAATCTGCGTTTACGTTTCCAGAAATCAATTCGCCAAGAGTCTCAGCGGTCTGTGTAAAAGCAAGTCCAGTTTGACGCGCCAAATTGGTGCCAGCACCAAGTCCAGAGGTAGACGAGGTAAGCAGGGAGTCAAAGTAGTTGGGGAGGGTGGCCTGAGCTGCTGACTTGTAGACATCAATAACCTGCTGCTGTGACTTCAGTCGCTGCTGCATTTCAGAAGCCTGCTTAGCAATCGAGGACTGCGTGTCCTTGCTCATACCTTCAGTGCGAGCCTTGACCTGCAGCATCTTTACCTGGCTGTCCGTAAGTTCTTGGTCAACCGCGTCAAGCTCCTCAAGGATTGGGCCCCGAGCTTCTTCGCTAACCTGGGCAGCCTTGAACTCCAATTGCTTCTTCTTCAGTTCCAACTGGGTCATAGACTCAAGCTGGTACTTCAGCATGTCCTGACCGAGTTGCTGCTGCTTGTCCATGCGGGCCATTTCCATCTGGTCCCGAGCCTGAAGCATCTGCATCTCACGGGCCTGCTGGCGATCCTCTCGCTCGGTCTGAAGACCGGCCATGTAGTTGGCCTGCTCACGGGCAGCGCGGAAGTTCTCGTTGTTGATGTTGCGCATCAAGGTGAGATCAACACCCGAGTCGCCACCCGAGACATACTGACGTCCACCGCCACCTCCACCCCCACCCTGCATGGCCTGCTGCATGGCGAGAATCTGGTCTGCGTAGGCAGCATTCGCCGCACCGGGATCAATCAATCCGCCGTAGGGTCCGTCTGCCATGGATTATGCCTTCCTCAAGTTTGACATGATTTGACTTTCTTACTTAGGCATCTGCTCAGCGGCCCTGCGGTTTGTTTCTGCCGCATGGTTGTAACCCCACTGGTCATGCCTTGCAGTGCTGCCCAGACCCGTAGGTGCCTGGCCTTCTTCATACCCCATGCGGCCAGCGCCACCAAACTCACCAGCAATAATGTGATCTGGCGGCAGACCGTTCTGCTGAATCCACTGCATTGCTTCACGGGAGATTCCAGGCACCTGCATACCTCGCATAATCAAGGCCTTAACGTCTACACCTTGACCAAAGCCACGGGGTGCCATTGCAGACTGGGCTCGGCTAATTTCGCCACGGACGCGGTCGCGCATTGCAGTGTCATCGGCAACAAAGCCCTGACCCGCCATGCCAGCCTGCTTGCCAAGAGCCGCAATTGTCCCCCCAAGAAGGCTGCCAATGATTGGGTTGGCCTGCAGGAAGTTGACGCCAAACTGGCCCACGTTCATGGCGTACTGGGCAACCATCTGGTTGCGCTGCTGGTCATCAGCTGCGTTAGCCATTGCAATATTTGCACCCATCTTGATGGCTTCCTGCTTTGCACCCGTTGACTGCAAACCCATCTGAGCAATCGTAGTGCTAAGGTTGGCCTGCGAAGTAGCCATGCCCTGCATTGCTCCAGCCTTAGACTGCTGAATATTGGCTTGCATAGCAGCATTTTGCTGCATAGCTCCAGCCTTAGACTGTTGAATACCAGCTTGGCCACTAGCTTGTGCTTGCAGAATGCCAGACCTAGCCTGCGCACCTTGGAACTGAAGGTTGGAGACATTAGCACCAACGCCACGCTCCATTTCATACTTGCTCTGGCGCTCAGCCTCAGCCATCTGGTCAGCAGAAATGCCTTGAGACATAAGGGCACCCATCTGCTGTTCCTGCTGCAAGTCAAAGTTCTGGCGCATACCCGCAGCCATTTCAGAAGCGATTTTATCTCGACCTTCATCAACCTCAGCTAGGGCCCGACCCATAGTGTTGTTGTACCCACCTAAAGCTTGGTCGTAAGTGCTCTCAACCCGACCCATTTGTTCTTGGAACTTGCCCAAAGCTTGGTTGTAAGTACCCTCAACTCTGCCCATTTGGTCTTGGAACTTAACTTCAGTCTCCTTGGCCTTCTTTTCAAACGCAGCCGTATCCGCCTTGGTCTGGTCCATCAACTGCTTCTGGAACCCGTAAGCCTTGTCCCACGCGGGGCTAGGGGTATTCAACTGCTGCTGGGCCCTCTGCATGTTGGCCATGGCTTGATCAAAGAACTGCGTATTGCGGTCCTGAGTTTGCCTAGCAACCTGCTCACCCTTCATCGTGTCATACAGGGTGCCCTGCTGGTACATCTGCAAAGATGGAGCCGTGCCAATCCTGTAGTTGGTGCCCCGCATCATGTTTTGCAGATCTTGTGCGGTGTTGCCGGAAGTAGGAACATTAGCGCCACCAAAAAACTGGTTCATATTAAAACCAGCAGGTGCTTGGGTTCCGCTCTTGCTTGACCAAGAGGAGATGGGCGTGAAGCCGCCAAAGGCACCAGGATTAGCAGGCTTGTTGGTGGGGGGCATTAGACTCGTCTCCTCTGTGTATCAAGTATCCGTCCAGTCAGCGAGAATGCAAGCAGCTTGATTTCCACGCCACAGACGGGGAACACAAACGACGGGCTCAACGAGGCCCCCATGACACCGTGCTGCCCAAACGAGGCGCGCGGCATTTCATTACCTACATAGCTAACCGTGCTGACCTTGGTACCACTCTGGTTCACCGGGGTAGCCGTGTAGATCGGGGTGTCTGAAGTTCCCTCGTAGACCTGTGCACACCACGACTGCGTAAAGGTGGGCGAGTAGGTACCGCTGATCAGTTCCACGTAGGCAGCCGCGTTGGTCACCTGCTTCTGGCGGAAGAAGTCCTTGAACTCCGGCTGGTCAGGCTGCATCTGGAACCCGATGTTGCCACCTGTCCAACGCACCAGGATGGGGGCCACGCTCCAGTTGGAGTTTGCATACGTTGCCGAACTACCGGCGGTAGCCATATCCGCTACCGTGGTCCTGGTCATGGTGCCGTCCAACTTGTAACCCGCACAGTCAAACTCATCGGCGGTGGGAGTAAGGGGCGGCGGGGACCCAGTGGTAAACTGCACATTCCGAGCAGTCCCCCCACAGAGGTTGGTACCGCTCAGGGAGCGCTCGTAGTCCACGATGTACACGCCGTAGGTACCAGAGGCGTCATGGCGCTTGACGAACAGGGACCGGCGGACGTTCTTGCCGCTCACGATCCAGTTGCCGCTGCGCATGTGCTTGAAGGGCAAGTCCTTGAGCATGGTGATTCGGTTGGTACCAAACCACATGCAAGCGGCTTCACCGTCCGGGCCCGTAACCGAGGGCTTCAGAATGGTGAGGCACTGGCCGGTAGCGTCAAATGCCATCTTGAGGTTGGCCTTGGCCGAGGCCCAGTCCACGTTCAGCAGGGTGTCCAGACTGGTCACGTCTTCCAGCTGGCCGTCTGCAGAGATAGCCTTTAAGCCGGCACCCGACACGAGATATGTCATGGTGCCGATGGCCTCGAGGGTGTCCTTGCCCGCCACGCCGTAACCCAGGTGCATCTCTTCCACCTTGATGAAAGAGTCGGCGCGGCTGATCTTGTACATGCGATCCGTCGAGAAGCCCAGTATGGCCATGCCCACTCGACGCATGGCAATCACTTCATTACCAGGAGTCTGGGGCACCCACCTACTGAACTGGCTGAAGTTCTCCGGCTGGGTATCCAGGGTCGTGCTCCACCGCAGATCACCCACACCTGGCGGCGGGTTGGGAGGCGTGACGCCAGTGACCGAGTCGGTCAGCGTTGCAGCCGTATTGCCCAGCACGCGACTCACAAACAGGGTAGACCCCAGGAACTGAGCCACACCCCCCTGTGGGGGGACATTGTCAGATCGGGTGCGACCAGCAAACGTGTCCTGATACACCAGCTGGGTGTCAGCCACGCGCACGTTGATGCCCTCTGGAGTAACTATTGAAGTGTCCGCTGGGGCTGTAATAATGCTGTCTAAGTGCAGGGGGCTGTTTCCGTACAGCGAACCGCCCGCTATGCCTTGATTTACCGTGCGATAGATCAGCGCCTTGTTATACACGCCCGGGGTAGTACCCACACCACGAACCCACGCACCGCCGCTGTAGTAGGAGGGGAACCACACCCGCAACATGATGGGCAGGTTCTGGTCAGCGTTGCCATTCCTAGGCATTTCAAGGTAACCGATCTCGGAGATCTGACTCTTGCGGCCAGTCGTCGAATCGAGGAACTGCACGGCAAATCCGTAGTTTCCCGACTTGTACAGTGTCTTGCCTGTGTTGCCACGCTTGTCCACCATAACTGCAAGGCGGCCAGTGGTAGACGCCGTTGCCACACCTGGGTTCACAACTGCAGTGGCAGTTGCAAGCGAAGAGTATCCGCCGCCAGTAAGAGTAATGCCCGGGGGACTTGCATTGTCATAACCCGAGCCTTGGTCGGTAATCACAATGCTAGTAACCGTACCACTAGAGATGACAGCGTAACCTTGCGCTGTTCTTCCTGGCTCTGTTGGGGCAGTAAAAGTAAGAACAGGGGGTGAGGTGTATCCAGAACCGGCATTGGTGATTGTTGCACTAGCCACGCCGCACGGTGCCGAAATGGTACTGGCAGCTCCGGTGTCAAGCTGGGTTTCCACCGTAGGCACAAGGCCAGGACCAGCAGGCAGCTTGGTCAGGGTGGGAGTTCCGGAAGCGACGTACACCACCTGCGCTGGGTAACCACGGATATAAATGTAGGCGTACCTGCCAGAGCACTGGATGTCCACCTCAAGGCCACTAGCGTTTACCGTGTGCTGACTAGTAAACGCGGTGGGACTGGATCCGGTAGAGCTCAAGTAGAAATCAAAGTGGGTTACATCTGGTGTTCCAGCCACCTCGCGCACCACAACGTAGCCCACGTAGTAGGTGCTTGCGTCGTAAATCAGGGTGATGGGAAAGAAGTTGACCAGCGTACCGGAAGCGCTGAACGTGGTGATGTTCTTGAAAGCGGGGTGCGTGCGCAGGCAGCCGGGCGTGTTGCCGTCAATGCCGGTCAGTTCCCACGCGATCTCACGAGGTGTGGAAGGGCGAGACTGAGCCTTCGACATGGTCGTTGGCCCAGTGAAGTTCCATGTCCATTGAGTGTCGTTGTCAGCCACGCTTGCTCTCCAGCCGTTCCAGCCGGGAGCGCATGTCGTTCAAGTCCCGGTCGTGGATGCGGTCAGTACCAGTCAGGTTGATGGTGGTCTTGACCAAGTCGCTCACCACAGCATGCAGCTCTTCGGTGCTCTTCTGCTGCTGCATGAGGATCTGGTCCTTGCGGCCGATCTCGATGGGGATGCTAATCAAGCCATAGATCACGGACACTGCCGTGATTGCCTGGAATGCCAGAGTCGCGTACTGAAACAGGCTAGGCTTTAGTTGAACAGGCTGTGCATCCACAACGAATCTCCTCTGGATTATTCACGGACTTGGACTCTTCGAGGATAACCGACGCCTTCAGAAGAACCAAGTAGTTGATGGCGTCCACGATGGTGTCCTGCAGGGACTCGTTGACCTGGAACTTGCCCTTGGTCATGTAGGTCGACAGCCGGCTCACCTTGTCCAGGAACCGGATGAAGATGCCCTGCTGCACATTGCCCACTCCCAGAAGGGGGCCCAACTGGAAGTTGCGGAAGGGCTGGTCCTCACCGCTTGTGTAATCAGCTTGCTTCTTACGCATCAAAGACTGGGCATGTACACAGATGTCCTCGTGGATCTTCAGCACGTCATTGGTGTCCATCAGTTCCTCACTTTCGGCCTTCGCGTCGGGCTAACCTAGACAGCACTTCAGCATGGCAACTACCCGGATGTCGGAAGCATTGGAGGATAGACCCGGCAGGAAGACCCTTCAAAGCATTTACCAACTTGGGGCTAAGTTCATTTCGCTTGTGAACATAGATTCCAAAGTCACGCACCGCATTTTCTACTCGTTCGATGTCAGTAGGAAACATTCCGCGGTAGTCAAATGGGTTACCAAGCAATCCTTCCCGTGGGGTCTTGGCCGTCAACATAGCCGTAAGTGATTGAGGGGTTGGAATCTTGTTGCGGTCAAGCATGACTGTCTTGCCCTTACCTCGACCTGCATAAGTTCCCGGTTGGCCTACATACCCTCGAATAAGGTCTGACTTGGGACCAGACAGCAGTTCAGCCAACTGGGCTTCTGTCATCCCCACTTCGGACAGCGGCATGCGACCGGGAGTCCGGTACATCTTGCTGATGAGAGCAATCATCTCCTCAAGAGGGTTAGGCATAAACTCAGCCTACCTTCTCTTTAGCCTTAAGCCATGCGGCGTTGAACTCTGGGTCAGCGGCCCGGCGGGCAGCCAGCCATTCTCGGGCAGTCTCAGGTCGGGATTCGTCGAGGGCGGCCACAGCGATCTGGGCCTCCTGCACCTTGCGGCGGGGGAGCCAGCCGACGGCAATACGGATGGCGGTTACGGCCCCGGTGGAGTACAGGATCCACACCACGAATCCCCCCACGAGGGCGATGAGACCCCACTGGATCAGGGAGGCCCACCAAGGGGTCACGTCCCGGACGCCGGGCAGGGTGGCATGGATTTCCGCTACGCCCTCACGGATCTGCAGGGCTTCGTTCTTGATGTCGGTGGCGGTACGAATCGACTCAAGTTCTTTGGAAGTGTGGCGGATTTGCTCCGCCAACTTGGTGATGTTTTCAGCACTCGCCGAAATGGTGTTGGCCTCCTCAGCGATGTGCTGGGAGGCCGAACACCCTAGAACCAGAGTGACCGAAAGGATCAGCCAAGCTTGTCGGAGATCCACGACGAGATCTTGCCCAGGGGCAGGATGTTGCCACCGATGTAACCAAAGGCAAAGAGCATGACACCAAACCAGATGCTACCGATGAATGCGTCCATTTGTTTCTCCTAACCCCCCGACGTGGGGGGACCCGCAAAGTATATCACCACTTCCCAAGAGGGCACTTCTCTTCTGGGATCTTTACTTTCAAAGCCGTGTAGCAGCCGCACATCTTGCAGCTCTTGCCGGTCCACTGGTCACACCCCCCACACACGGCAAGACGGGCCTTGGACTGTTCGGTCTCAGGGTAGGTCATGGCCTTTGCCGCTTTCACGGCACCCTTAGCGTAGTGCATAATTGAATTTTGCTCGACTGGTTTGTGGCTTGGTGGAGCCATCGCCGGGTCGACAACTTGTGCATTGTTTTGGGCCGAGAAGATCAAGGCCTTGTTCAACGCAAGAAGGGTAAACATGACCGTGAACTGCTCCTTCTTGTTCTTCGGCAGTTCAATTGGAAACTGGCCTCCAGCTTTTCGGTAGGCCTCAATGATTGCGGGGGTGTGCTTGACAAAGACACCGGTCAACGTATCGTTGATCTCTTTGACAAACTCTAGAAGCTCTGGGGGCACAGGTTGATCGGTAGGTTCGGTTTCCACGATTTAGGATCCTTTTAGGGGCAATCGCCACACCCAGTGCAACTTGCCGTAGTTGTGGTTGGCCCGACGCTAGAGATTATGGTACTACCGCTGCACGGGCCGGAACAAACTCTAACTTCAACGCTTTGACCACTAACTAGGGTAACAGGTCCGCAATCATCGGCACAAACCTTGACCCCAGAAGTAGTTGTGGTGTTTACATACGAACCTGTTATGGCTACAAAAGAAGTTCCACACTGTGTAAATGAAGTTTGATTCCAATTGATGTCATAGTCCCTTAGCAACTTGCAGTAAGCCCATGTAGTAATTACTTGACTGCTTGACCTAGTCCTGTTCATGCAGGACACAATTCCTGAGAGAATGCACCTGTAACCACTGCAGTCCACACAGTTTGGTGTGCCCGCACATGGAGCAAAACCAACGTCCCACCCGTTAGCAAGAGCTTCACAGTTGGTATTTGCTGGAGTGTCAGAGCAGTTTCTTCCTGGATCACTGTTGCAATTCGAACCAGTTGAACATTGAACTAAATCACCGTCTTGAAGAATGTCGTTGCTAATGATGCTGCAAATAACACAGTCGTTGTCAAGCAGACCATCTCCAGTGCGGTCTACACAATCCCTGTCTACACACGCTGTGGTCGAACTAAAACTACCGCCCAAAGCTTCACATGTGCAGATGTCCATGTCGTCATTGCAGTCCCCGTCTGGGAAACAGCAAGAACCAATTGCACCGCAGTAGGCTTCATTGCAGGTTTCCGGTGGCGAACTGGGTGAGATAGATACCCCCCCGAGGTACTCACAGTCGCAAGCTTCTATACCGTCAATCCGCCACGTCCCACCAAGACAACAAGTTACTGTGCCCGTAAGTGCACACTCACAGTACTCCGGATTAAGACACTCGGATGATGTGCCATCACCTCCATAGACACCATTAAGAACATCAGTGCACTCTGTCTCTGTAATACCCCCAATACAACCATATGCCGCGGTACAGCAAGCACCCGTGTTAGAGCAGCAGCAAGCGGAGTTGGATGCCAAGCTGGTTCCTACTCGAAGGAGGGAAGATGTTCCTGCCTTGATGTAGAGGGGCATGGCTTAGGTGCAAGTTTCGGTGGGGATGTTAATTGCGCTACCAGATGAGGTAGAGGCAATCAGGCCGTTGGTGAAGTTCAATACCGTAGTGCTAAATTGCAGGTTGCTACCAACCAACGCAGCGCCGGTGATGACGGTCACGGAGGTTGTGGCTCCGGAGTCAAGGATGGTGTAGATGTTCTCAATCTGGTTCAGCGCTTCGCTGAAAGACATATTGGAAATCATTTGGTACTGCTCAAACGTCATGTCTTGGAAGTTTTGAAAGCCAAACTGTGCAAAGTTAATTGTGGGGTCTAGTTGAATCCCCATCCCACCAGCTCCGCCCACACTAACACTAAGGCTGTTATTTATCTTGGGCCCACCAAAAGACATGGTGGTACTCAAGTCAATTTGTGTCCCCCCACCGGTGCTGCGCTGCGGGCTCTGGAATTCATCGTCGAGGAGGACGGCGCGGCGATTGGGGACCTGGGACCAGCCAATGGAGCGGCTGTCCCGGGGTTCGAATGTGCTCTGGGGGGCCTGATACCACAGGCTCACGGACGCCACCTCGGGTTGTCGCGGGTGTCCTTCGCGTAGCCCTTGCCAGTGCGGAGGTTCATGTTCGCCAGGTTGTCACCAATCGTCTTGATGGCCGCGCGATACTGCTGGGTCAAGAGCTGGTTCTGAGCCTGCGAGATCTTGCGCCATGCACCCAGCTTGAGAGCTGCGGCAACAGCAATGGCTTCAACCATACCCTGCGACTGTGGCGGGCACACTTCGTAAGCGTAGTTGCCTGCTGCCGCGGTGAACGGGCGGGCAAGAGTTGCCACTCGGGTCGACGGGTTGTAGGAAGCAATGACGCGCTCCTCCGTCACACCAAGAGTGGTGCCACCGGCATTGCTAAGAAGTCGGACAAACTGACCTG